CTGCGGCTGGCAGTAACAGTTGGGTAGCTCCTGCTGGTGTGACCAGAGTAGCTGTTGTTGTCGTAGGTGGCGGTGGCGGTGGCTATGGCAACACTGGCGGCTGCAATGGAGGTGCTAGTACATTTAACGGCGCAACTGTACTAAATGCTGGTGGGGGCGGCGGTGGTGCTGGATCTGCCAGCGCCACTGGTGCCGTAATCGGTGGATCTGCACTGTCGGGCGGGGGAAATAACGGTGGTACAAATAATACCACATCCGGTAGCGGCTTTGGTGGTCAAGGTGCTGCTGGATATTCAGGGCAGGGCGGCCTTGGTAATGGATCAGCAGGCACCGGTGGTGGTGGTGGTGGTGGCGGTTATGCCACCACTGATAACCGTGGTGGTGGTGGTGGTGGTGTTGGATTATTTGGACAAGGCGCTAACGGCGCCGGCGGCGCAGTAAACCCCAGCGGCGCTGGGTCAGGTGGGTTGGGTGGTAGTGGCGGAACTGTGGGAGGTTGCGGCCTTGTTGGTGTTAACAATGGCGGAACACCCGGCCTTTATGGTGGCGGCAGCGCTCGATCTAATACTACTGGTGTAGGTGGTGGTGGCGGCAATTTAGCCTATGCAAACGGTTATGGGACAATTCCGGGTAATACTTACACACTGGTAGTTGGTGGTGGGGGTGGTTCTACTAGCGGTGTATCCGGTGCTCGCGGCGGTGGTAGAGTATTATGGGGTGTAAACAGAGCATTTCCATTAACACAGGTAGTTAATTGCAGTGTTCTAACAACATCTTCATATTCAGTCACTGCTGCTCCGACTATCTCAAGTTACACTGTATCAAGTCCAACCAGCTTGTCTGTAACATATACCATTCCCAGCTTGACCACTAACCTACAATTATACAACGGTTCTTACACATTGGCTGTTGGTGGTTACAGCATAACAACATCATCGTCATTGACCAGTGGTTCGGCTACACTGGTAATCTCAAACAATAGTTTTAACTTTGCCAACAGTGCAACTATTACCCTATATGGAACAAACGTTGCGGGAAATAGTCCAAGTGCAACTACCGCATATACTCCTACTGCTCCCGGGATTCCCACAATAACAAGTTCCACATTTGCCAGCACTTCGAGCATAGCTGTGACATTTATTGGTCCAGATAACTCGGGTGGAGCCGGTCCGGTAGCATCTTATGTTGCTAGAGTACAACCTGGCAATTATACAGCATCGTTATCAACTACTACAACTGCGTCCAATACCGTTATAGTTACTGGTATCCCTGATAATACATTAACCTACACAGCTACAGTATATGCAGTAAACGTTGTGGGATCAACAGGAACAATTAGTACAGCATCTATTGTATATCCATATGCATTTGGTGAGTCAGTTTATACTGTAGCAGGATCATACAGTTGGCTTCCACCTGCGGGCGTAACTTCAGTTAGCCTATTGCTAGTTGGTGGCGGCGGCAGCGGCGAGCAAAAGGGCCCTAGCACCGCGATGGTTCCCGGGGTTACCGGCGCTGCTAGCACATTTGTTTATACCCCGTCTGCTACTACAATATTAGTAGCATCTGCGGGATCCGGCGGCTCCATGGGCGTAACTGCAACTGGCGGTTCAGGATCCGGCCCTGCTGGAACAGTTGTCAATAGTGGTGGTTCATCTGGAGCAAACAGGTTTGGTGGCGGTGGTGCGGCCGGTTATGCGGGACCCGGCGGTAATGGCGGATTAACTGCCAATGCTACTAGCGGTGTCGGAGGTGGTGGTGGGGGTGGAAATTGTAACGGTGGTGGTGGCGGTGTTGGTATATACGGTATTGGACCAAACGGTCTAGCTCAACACCTCAATACTTGTGTACCTGGCGGAGGTTCAGGCGGCCAAGGCGGCGGAGTTGGCGTACATACTACTAGAGTAGGTGGTTTATACGGTGGCGGCGGCGCCGGCTCGACCTGCCGCGCTTGTGACACAGGGGGTGGTGGAGGAGGATTAGTCTACCTTAATAATTACACAGTTTCAGGATCATATACCGTAACTGTTGGCAATGGTGGCATTCCGGGATGCCAAACTTACCCCGGCGGTGCTGCCGGAGCCGGGGGCGCAGTGCGTATAGTATGGCCGGGCAATCTACGTAGATTCCCATCCTTCTGTGTATCTAACATCAACTCTGGTTTATTATCTAAATATACAGTGCCAGATGCACCTACAATAACAAGTGCTGCAGGATTTGCAAATACATCAACCGGATCAATTATTGTTTCATTTACTGGTCCGCAGAATACAGGATTTTTACCAATTATTTCTTACACTGCGGTATCGACTCCGGGCAATATTACATTAAGTACCACGACGTCATTTACTAATAGTGGTGTTATTGTATTCACCGGACTGCCATTATTTTCAACATACACTTTCCAAATGTATGCAACTAATCTAGTGGGAAACAGTGCATTCTCTACAGCGTCAAACAGTGCTACTACTCTTGTTCTATCAAGCAGCACGTCCTATACTACACCGGGAACATATAGTTGGGTCGCACCTGCTAACGTAACTTCAGTCAGTATTGTTGCTGTGGGCGGTGGCGGAGCAGGTGCTATTAGTTACGGAACCCAGTGTAATTTTTCTGGTGTAGGAAGTCCAAGTTATTTTGTCGGTACTTCAATACTACAAGCAGGCGCGGGAAAACAAGGTACTGTCTCTAATACTGGCATCGGCAGCGGTGGTACTGCAGGCGGATCATGGGCCGGCCCCGGACTCAATACAGGTGCTACAGGATTTATTGGATATAATGGCGGTTTTGGTGCCGGTGGTAGCGGCTTAATGGCTGCATCTGGTGGCGGTGCCGGTGGTTATAGTGGTGCAGGTGGTGACGGTGTACGTAACACTAGTGCAAACGGTACTGCCGGCTCTGGCGGTGCTGGCGGTTCTGGCGGAGTTAGTGTATGCGGCCCCGGCGGCGGTGGCGGTGTTGGATTATTTGGACAAGGTTGTAATGGTGCAGGGGGATCAAATATCACTTTAGGACATGCTGGCGGTTATGGGGGCAGTGGCGGAACTGATGGTTCGCCATATACTGTTAGTGCCGGTAAAGGTGGCAACTACGGTGGTGGTGGTGGATCAGGCAACACTCCCTCAACCAACATAGGTTTTGCCAGTGGAGCCGGCGGTGGATTAGCTTATATCAATTCGTTTCCTGTAACTTCTGGTACTGCATATACTGTGGTAGTAGGTGCTGGAGGTACCAGTGCCGCCAGTGGTGGTGCCGGTGGTGGTGGGGCAGTTCGTGTTGTATGGCCAGGACAAGCCCGCAAATTCCCTAGCACACAGGTATGCGCAGGCCTAGGCTAATCAGAATTCTAACACAGCATTTCGAAAGAATTTAAATAAACACATTAAAGGAGTTTAACATATGAAATTATTCATACAGGTCCGTGATGGCCAACCGTGGCAACACCCAATTTTGCCAGATAACCTATTGCAGGCTTTTCCGGGATTTGATTTAGAAAATCCACCTGAAGGTTTTGCACCATTTGTTCGCGTAGAACGTCCAGGTCTAGATGTAATGCCCGTTGGCAATCTACAAGTAGCAGAATGCACTTATCAATTGGCTGAAGATGGTGTTACTTACAAAGACACCTGGAGTGTCAGAGAAATGACGCTTGCAGAAAAAACCAAAACTATTGCTGATCGTCGAGTAATTGTAAACAATGATATTACTGCTCTATCAGAACTGGCCACTGCTAAAATTGCCGAAACTACTGGAGATATCCAAACTGCTTGGCAAACCTATTTAAGTGTGCTACAATCTATTACAGTTACAGATCCTTTTGCGGTGGTATTTCCTACTCCACCGCAATTAGACGAATACGGAAATCTTGTAACACAATAAAGGAATATAATGAACGATACCAATAACTCTATACTTGTGGGAAATTCTAGCATAGAGTTAGCAAATAATGGGCCTGTGATTGTAGGAGACACTTATGAGCCCTCTGCAGACACCAACAATCAATTAGAGATCACTTCGTATTTTCCCACTAATATCTATTCAATTAAGAAACCAGAATACTTGAATACAGTTAGAACTGTATCAACTGAAGCTCTTACTCAACGAAAGAAAGAGCAGCCAAAGATGGATCCAATCTATCCACTGTATCAAACAGATAACCTGTTCAACGATCCCAGGATGGTTGAATTTGTCAACTACATTGGTGCAACTGGTTGGAACATATTAGAAAGTCAGGGACACGATATGCGGACTAAAAATGTAGTGTTCACGGAAATGTGGTGTCAAGAGCATCACAGACATTCTGCAATGGACGAACATGTACATGGATTAGGATCTCAACTTGTTGGATTTTATTTCCTAGATGTTCCCAAAGACAGCCAGCGTATTCTAATACACGATCCTCGTCCGGCTAAAAAGCAGATCAATTTGCCCGAACTTAACATGACTGATATTACCTATGCCAGTAGCAGTATTAACTTTGTTCCGGAACCTGGATTGTTAATGTTTGCCAACAGTTGGCTTTCACATTCAATAACTAGAAACGCTTCATCTAAAGCTGTGAGATTTATCCATTTCAATATTACAGTAGTTGATTCGCCGCAACAGCAGCCCGTATCTGATGCACCAGTGATTGTATGAGCAAGTTCCACATAAGATTTAACAAAAGTCGAGGTCAAAACGGACGTGGCACACGAGATCACGTGTGGCGTGTATTCCAGGACGGTAAAGAATACCTATTTAAACACGTTAAAATCAACGTTCCTGTACATGATGAAATTACAGGTGATGGACTGGGAAACGATGACTGGAACTTTGCCTGCGAAGGCACAATGACAATTGATAAAGAGACTTCGACTGCAATAATTCAATAGTATGAAGATATCTTGTTATAAATAACACTATAACAAGATCATCTAAAAGGATTATACAAATGAGTCATTTTGCAAAAGTAGAAAATGGAATCGTAACACAGGTTATTGTTGCAGAACAAGATTTCATCGATACAGGATTAGTAGGTAGCCCCAGTGACTGGGTACAAACTAGTTATAATACATATGCCGGTCAGCACCCTCAAGGGCGCCCACTGCGTAAAAACTATGCAGGTATTGGATATATATACGATAGCACTAGAGATGCGTTTTATGCACCACAACCATTCGCAAGCTGGATCTTAAACGAAGAGACCTGTATTTGGACTGCTCCTGTAGCAATGCCCACTCCAACAGAAAATACATCTTATACATGGGACGAAAATACCCTAACTTGGGTAGCAGTTACATTCCCAACAGTTTAACTCGATGACTTACGATTTAGGCATCATCAAACGCCAGAGATACGTTCCACCTGCGGCCAGCACATTGGTCGGTGGAACATTTACCGCAACCTACGTTAACGGAGTTGCCTACAATACTCACATCTTTACATCATCGGGCATACTGACTGCAACCACAGCTATTTCATCATTAGAAATGCTGGTGGTAGCAGGCGGTGGTGGTGGTGGATCTGCGGGTAGTGCAAGTCAAGATAACCGAGGTGGTGGTGGTGGTGCAGGTGGTCTATTGTATTCTAGCACGTTTACATTTGCTGCGTCCAGTGTCTATATTATTACAGTAGGTGCCGGTGGGGGTAATGCTACCAACGGTGGCAATAGTTCTTTTTCTCTACAATCTGTAACAGGTGCCACAAGTGTTGCCTTTAACGGCAGTAATTATTTGAGTGCCGCAAGTAATGCTACATTTGCTTTTGGCACAGGTGATTTCACCGTTGAGGCATGGGTCAATAGCTCGGTGGCTCCTGGTGCCAATTTACCCATAGCCCAAAGTGATGCTTTAGGTTCATCTACAAACAACAAATGGTGGTTTGCTTTTGCAGGTGGTGGATTATTCTTTGGAACACATAGTAGCGGCGGATTCAGTGTTGTTACAACAACTGCCTTTAGTGCAGGAACATGGTATCATGTTGCAGTAACTAGAGCCGCCGGCGTAATGAGACTATTTGTTAATGGTGTTTCTACAGCATTTACAACTAGTGGAACTCCTAGTGGTTATAGTTTATCACAGGGAGGACTTACTGTCGGTGCAATGAGCACACCTAGTTATTGGACTGGATATATTAGCAATCTTCGTATAATAAATGGAACAGCATTATATACTGCAACATTTACCCCGAGCACAATTCCATTAACATCTGTCACTAATACCGTATTATTAATTGCCCCAACAACTGCATCTACTGTGCCTGTAGATACTGCTGGCGGAAATAACTTAACACTTACTGGTAGTCCCAGTATTAATACACTGAGTCCATTTAACACTACCTATCTAACCACACTAGGTGGTGGTGCAGGTGGTGTTGGTCCGTTGCCCGGTAGTGCTGGCGGTTCTGGTGGTGGCGGTGGCGCTTATCTAAACGCGGGCAACTATGCTGGCGGCGCAGGCACCGCAGGACAAGGTAATGCTGGTGGTCAAGGTGGTACTGATAGTAGCACATATCGTAATGGTGGTGGTGGTGGTGGCGCTGGTGCAGTTGGTTCCAATGCCAGTGCAGCAGGTGGTGCAGGTGGTGCAGGATTACCTTATACATTAGCAGGTGCTCTTATCTATTACGCAGGCGGTGGCGCTGGTGGTGGTGTTGGATTAGCTGGTGGTCTAGGTGGCGGCGCCTCTTCCAATGGCGCCTCCGCTACACCAAATACCGGTGGTGGCGGTGGCGGAAATGGCTCTTCTACAACTGTCGGAGGTAATGGTGGTAGTGGTATTGTTATCATACGATATCTAGCCAATCCTAATACTGTTCCGTATGATCCAAACTTTACATCCAACACATTACTGTTGAGCAATCAATCAACCGTTGCATCATTTGTCACTGATGCCAGCACCAACACAGCATTGATATCTATTCTAGGCGACACACGCCCCTACACATTTAATCCATACAATCACGGTTATTATAGCAACTACTTTAACGGTAGCACGGATTATTTGACATCGCCGGCAGCAGCATCAAATCAACTAACCGCCGACTTTACCATTGAATGCTGGATATACCCAAACTCAATAACAACTCAACAAGGTATCATTGGCATAAACGCCACAGTTAGTTCAGGCTCCGCCGGTTTTGCTCTATATATAGAGACCACTGGAAAACTAACATTTTTTGTTGCTGGTAACACTACTGTATATACAACAACTAATAGTATAACTATTAATGCATGGCAACATATTGCTTTTGTCCGGTTAGGTAGCACAAATACGCTATATGTAAATGGTGTATCGGTGTTTACAAATAGTGTATCACCGACTTGGTCAGCTACACCGGTTATAACAATTGGTAGAATGTATGGAGATAACACAATTTCTACACTTAATGGTTACATATCCAATCTACGAGTAGTAAAAGGTACCGCAGTATACACTGGGACATTTACTCCCCCAACAGCCCCACTGACTGTGACTCAGAATTCTGGTACAAACATTGCTGCTATCACAACTACTACATCACTATTAACTGCTCAAAGCAGTAGATTTATCGATACAAGTTATGCAACTATAGTAACAACATTAACCCTAGCCGGTACTCCGCAGATTGCACAGAATACTCCATTCCTGGTTCCGGGCACTATAACTAGAGCAGCGAACAGTTATGCAATCAGTTTTAATGGTAATACAGATTATTTGTCATTTACAGGAAATACAAATCTAGTATTTGGAACAGGTGATTGGACAGTTGAATTTTGGGCATATTTAACAAGCGTTCCTACGCAAGGTACATTCCTAGATTTGCGGGGTTCGGGAACTGCTATCCCGGGTGCATTTAACGTATTCAATGCCGGCGGAGCATTTCCAAATTCATTTACTGTGTATAACGGAACTTCACATGTAGCAACTAGTGGTATAACGCCTACTGCTAACACATGGTTTCATTTTGCGGCTACTAAATCTAGTGGAACTTTAAGAATATTCATTAACGGAATTTCATATTATTCGGGAACTGATTCTACAAACTGGAGCAACGGAAATAATTCAATATATATTGGTAGAGGATTTGATACTGGAGCATTCTATATTCCGGGATATATCTCCAATCTGCGTATTGTAAAAGGCACAGCATTATATCCGCTACCACTTAGTGTGTCAGTTCCTATTAACTACCTAGTGGTTGCAGGTGGCGGTGGTGGTGGCGGATCACTTGCTGGTGGTGGCGGTGCTGGTGGATTATTAGCTAGTAGTGCTACTATTTCATCTGGTGGAACAGTTGTTATCACGGTGGGTGCAGGAGCCACAGCTACCGGAGTAAATAATGCTGCTGGTTCAACTGGCACTAATAGTGTTATTTTAGGCGCCGGACTTTCAATAACTGCAATCGGTGGAGGTGGCGGCGGATCGTACATTGGTGCCGGTACTAATCTTCCATCAATTGGTGGATCGGGTGGTGGTGCTGGATCGAGTGAAACCAACACAACTTATCCGGGCGCGGCCGGAACTGCCGGGCAGGGCAATGCAGGTGGAAGTGGTAAGGGTTTAAATTCATATCCAACAGGTGGCGGTGGTGGTGCAGGCGGTCCCGGTGTAGACGGATTGGCCAGCGGCGTATCAGGCGGTGGCGGTGCTGGTACATACACATCTATTATTTCTACATCATTGGCAACTACCTTAAGTGTTGGCCAAGTTAGTAGTGGAACAGTTTGGTTCGCCGGCGGCGGCAGCGGTGCTCAATACACTGGAAGTTCGCCTGCCGCATCTGGCGGCGTTGGAGGTGGTGGAAGAGGTGGTGGGCCAACTAGTGGTGCCCCGGGATCTAACGGAACATCTTTTACAGGTGGCGGTGGTGGTGGTGGCAATTATAGTCAAGGCGGTGGTGGAGCGGGGGGATCCGGTGTAGTAATCATTGCTCACCCAAACACTATCTCAACTGCGACAGTTACTGGAAGTCCTACAATAGCCAACACTGGCGGCAACATAGTATACATATTCACAGCAACTGGATCTATTTCATTTGCACCAGGTAACTTTACTCCACCAACCGCAGTATTGACCGCAACTACTGCTACAGTATTGCTAACTGCTCAGTCTGATAGAATAGTCGACGTCAGTACCTTTAGTAATACATTGACAGTTGTGAGCGGTGCAAAGGCTGTGGATATCAACCCGTTTGGTTATACTACAGGAGCTGTGACAACCAACATTGGTAGTGCATATTTTGACGGCACTGGGGATTACTTAATTGTAACCACTGCAACATCTAATATTACATTAACCGCTGATTTTACAATTGAGATGTGGATTTATCCAACCAACGTTACTGGGTCCTTTAACTTATTAGCACTTGGAACTGAAGCTACTTCTCGTTACGTGATTGTTATAACAAACGGTGCGCTAGTAACTAACATATTCGGCAGCGGTTCTGTAACAATGGGCGGCACTATACCTATCAACGCTTGGACACATGTGTCTGTTATAAGGGTTGGTACAACTATTAGAGGTTATCTAAACGGTGTTGTATTAGGAACCACTGATGCTAATGCAGCCACGCTAGGCAATAATGGTCCGGTAAGAGTTGGTTCAGATGCTAGTGGTGCTAGTGTCTTTATTGGCTATATGTCAAATGTTCGAATCATACGAGGTCAGGCCCTATACACCACAAACTTTGTAGTCCCAACCTTACCGTTAACTGCTACAACTGCTACACAGTTGTTGACTCTGCAGACATCAGTCGCAGCCAAGAACACATCAGTCTTCGACTATGGTCCGTTTAAGAATTTAGTAACACCCACAGGTACTCCTGCTCAAGGCTCATTCTCACCATATGGGGCAAACTGGAGTGTATTCTTTAACGGTAGCACGGATTATTTGACATCGCCAGCATCGGCAGCAAATCAATTGACCGCCGATTTTACTATTGAATGCTGGATATACACAACATCAGTGGCGGCCCAAGAGGGTATCATTGGCATTAATGCCACAGTTAGTTCAAGTGCCGCCGGGTTTGCTCTATATGTAACAACCGCTGCAAAGCTAACATTTTTTGTTGCCGGTAACACTACTGTATATACAACAACTAATAGTATAACTATTAATGCATGGCAACATATTGCTTTTGTGCGTTCGGGCACTACAAACACACTATATTTAAATGGTGTATCAGTGTTTACAAATAGTGTATCACCAACTTGGTCAGCTACGCCGGTTATAACAATTGGTAGAATATTTGGGGATAACACAGGTTCCACATTTAATGGTTATATATCCAATCTGCGTATTCTAAAAGGGACAGCACTTTATACTACATCATTTACTGCTCCTACTCTACCACTTAACCTACCAGCAAATATATTTTTATTAGCCTGTGCCTCAAACAGATTTAACGATGTCAGTGGAGTTACTATTAGCAATACTTCTACCTTTACCACAGCAGGTACCCCTAGTATAAGTCGATTCACTCCATTCCCTAACCAAGGCTATAACAAAGGTGTTATTGGCGGCAGTACATATTTTAATGCAGTGGGAGATTATTTGAATGTGCCAAATACTCCTGCTTTAGTGTTTGGTACTAGAGACTTTTCAGTCGAATGTTGGATATATGCATCGGCATCGGCTCAGAATATTTCCTATACAATACCGAGTTCTTGGGGAGTCGTAGTATTTGGTAATGCTCTATATTGGCAATTTAACAGCAGTAATCTACAAACCGGCGGAACAGTTCCATTATATGCATGGACGCACATCGCAATATCCAGAGCTAGTTCAGTGACAAAAGGATTTATTAATGGAGTGCAAGTTTTTTCTGCGGCCGACACAAATAATTATGCTGGTACAGCCAATAGAATTATAGGACCGGATGGTAGCTCAGGAGTATTCTATCTATCTGATTTTCGTGTCATTAACGGTACTGCACTTTACACTTCTAACTTTACACCAACAACTGCACCATTACGGGCAGCACCTAACACTGCATTGTTATTAAACATGACTGATGCTGCGGTCACCGATGCCAGTATGCAGAGTAATCTATCCACAGTAGGCGATGCTAGATCATTGACTACTACAATTAAGAAATATAATTCTAGTCTTATGTATTTTGATGGTGCTGGGGATTATTTGACTATACCTAGCAACCCAGCGTTTCTCATGACTGGTGATTTTACTATTGAAGCATGGGTCTATTCTACACTTAACGGTGCTAATAATTCTATTATCTCTCGATGGGCGACATCAAATCTACAATTCATTTTTAAAGTAGTGTCAAGCAGATTAGTATTGGTATGGTATCTTGGCGTTACTAATACATTAACCGGTACTACAACAACAGTTTCAGCCAATCAATGGACTCATGTTGCTGTTACTAGATCTGGCACGACGGTGAGATTATTTGTAAATGGCGTTGTAGATGCAACTACGGGTACTGCATCTGGTACAATTGGTATTTCAAACGCTCCGGTGCTTGTAGGAGCAACAGATTCCAATACACCCACTGATTTTTGGAATGGCTATATCGACGATCTACGGTTTGCTAATGGTACAGTACGTTACATTACTGCCTTTACGCCACCTACGACGCCACCTAAACCACGATAATCCAATATCATTGACTATACACTCAACGAGTGTATAATTAATAGCATGAAGATCGCTATTATTGATATTATTGGTATTCCATATGATGGAACCACAGTGGATAAACAAGGACTAGGTGGCAGCGAAAGTGCTGTTATCCTAATGAGCAGGGAACTTGCCCAAATTGGATTTGATGTCACCGTTTTCAACAACTGCAACATTGACCATGCACAAGCGGGCGTATACAACAATGTGACCTACCGCCCACTAACTGAACTGGCCAATGACCATTACTTTGACGTTGTCATAAGCTCGCGCACAGTTATACCATTTACCCGTCCGGAAGACTACCCAAAACTAAACGACTATAGATCGCAGCCATTCCAAAATATGGATCTATACAATAGGATACTGGCCACGGCTAAAATGCGTATCTTATGGATGCACGACACGTTCTGCCTAGGTGATAATCTAATTGAAGAACTGGCATTAGACAATCGCATTACCAACATCTTTACATTAAGTGATTTCCATCTAACCTATGTTGCCAACTGCAATCACGGACGTAGACGTAACTTTGAAGTATTGAAGAATAAATTCTTTATCACACGCAACGGTGTTCGTATCTACAATACGGAAGTAGACATCAAGGCCAAAGATAAAAACTTGTTTGTCTATAATGCATCAGTGACCAAGGGTATGATTCCGTTGGTTAAATTGATTTGGCCACACATTAAGAATCACATCCCCGAAGCCCGTCTAAAAGTAATCGGAGGCTACTACAGATTCAGCACCAGCAGTGAGCCCGACCAACAGGAAAAAGATTGGCGTGAGATGGCTGCTGATCCTAAACTGGCCCAGCAGGGCATAGAATTTACAGGTGTTATATCACAACGAGAAATTGCGGATATACTAACTGAAGCCAACTTCATGTTGTATCCAGCAGCCTTCCCGGAGACCTACGGTATCTCCTCAATGGAAAGTCTGTGCTACAATACACCCATCGTGACCTGCAGATTCGGAGCCCTGGAAGAAATTGCCATCGAAGGTGCCTGCTACCTAATTGACTATGCTATTGAACCCAATAGCCTGTTTCCGGACATCAGCGTTCCTGAACAGATTGAACAGTTTGTTAAGACAGCAGTAGAAGCATATCGCAACCCTTATCTACATCAACAGAAACAATACTACTGCAACATTGTCAAAGATACAGCAGGTTGGGACAGTGTGGCCTTACAGTGGAAACAATTGATGGTGAAGAGTTTAGGTAGATATCTAAAACGTGATGAGTATCAAACTGTTGCCAAAATTAATCGTAGAGTGCATAAAATCTACAATCGAAAATTCCACAATACCGTTGAACTAGAGGACTACAAAACAAATACAGAACAAGAGATTGTTGTTGTCAGTCCCTTCTACAACTGCGCTGAATATATTGCCAAGTGTATTGCCAGTGTATCCACACAGGACTACGATAACTACAGACATATATTAATTGATGATTGTTCAACTGATAACTCATTGGCAATAATAAATGCACTAATAGCCATTTTACCCGAAGATATCAGAAAGAAATATACAGTTATCTCAAATAGCACAAACGTAGGTGCTGTTAGAAATCAAATAGAAAATATTCGAGCACTAGTTGATGACCGTGCCATTGTTATGTTGCTCGATGGCGATGATAGCTTGATCAATGACAACACAGTGTTTTCTTACTACAACACAGTCTATGATGGAACCACTGAATTTACCTATGGCTCATGTTGGAGTATGGTTGATGACATTCCGTTAATCAGCCAACCCTATCCTGAACATGTAAAACAGAATAGAGAGTATAGGAATCATCACTTCAACTGGATCTTGCCCTATACACACTTACGCACATTTAAGAAGTCGTTGTTAAATGATATCGATGACAGCATGTTCCAAGATGCAGAAGGTCGTTGGTTTAAAGCTGGTGGGGATGGCAGTATATTCTATGCGCTAATAGAAGCAGCCGATCCTAACAAAGTTAAATGCCTCCAAGACATAGTGTATAACTACAATGATGCTAGTCCGTTGAATGATTACAAGGTCAATGCAGTAGAGCAAAATGTCAACGCACAGACAATTATTAAAAAAATGAACACATCTAAAAAAAAGATACTGATAGCAATTCCAACGGCTCGTAATATTGAGCCCGAAACTTTTAAAAGTATCTATGACCTAAAGATACCCGAAGGATATGAAGCCACATTCCAATACTTTTATGGATATAATATTGACCAAGTAAGAAACCTAATTGCTGATTGGGTAGTCAAAGGCTTTGATTATCTATTCAGCGTAGACAGCGACATCAGTTTTCCTTCCAATACATTAGAACGCCTGTTGTCACATGATGTAGATGTTGTTAGCGGACTATATATACAGCGTAAGCCCGGATTACACATCCTGGAAATATACGAGCCTAATGAGAATGGCGGTGTAGTCAATATGCCTTATCCTAAACTCAAAGGACGCAATCTAGTCGAAGTTGCCGGATGCGGCTTTGGCTGCGCATTGGTCAAAGCGGAAGTCCTACGTGATATAGGTTATCCGCAGTTTAAGTATTACAGTGCTATTGAGCATAGAAACACTGTATCAGAAGATGTAGACTTCTGTAAGAAAGCCCGAGACAAAGGATTTAAGATTTGGGCAGATCCCAATGTGCTGTGCAGCCATACAGGCAGCTTTACATTCAACGTGGACACTGCCATCCCCGCAATAGAAGAGGCACCTGTAATTGATATCAAAGCACGTTTGAGAGACCTAGGCAGTCAACGACTAATTCCACGTGATCACGTTGAGTATTTGATACAGTTAAAGAACGAAGGATTCGAGCCCAGAGTGATCTACGACATTGGCGCCTGTGTTCTACACTGGACCAATGAAGCCCAACGTATTTGGGACCGGGCCGAGTTTGTTGCCTTTGAAGCTATGGATGCCAGTGAGTTCCTATACCAAGAACGTGGACTAAAATATCACATGGGTGTGTTAAGCGATGTCAGCGGCAAGGAAGTTGACTTCTACCAAAACGATTATCATCCGGGTGGCAACAGCTACTACAAAGAAAACGAAGAAGTCAATCCAGAGACAGTCAACTACTTCAACGAATCTCACAGACGTAGACTACGCACAGTCACACTGGATGCAGTTCGTAGATTAAAGCAGTTTCCAGATCCGGACATGATCAAGATGGATGTGCAGGGTGCAGAAATGGATGTGCTGAAAGGTGCGCTCGAAACACTGCAAACTGTCAAACACATAGTCCTAGAACTACAGGTCATTGACTATAACAAAGGTGCTCCTAAACGTGATGAAGTCATTGCCTACATGGATTCCATTGGCTACGACTGCCGTGGCATTTTCAGCAACAATGGTCCGGATGGTGATTACCACTTTGTTAGAAGATGATATATACCCGTGATCAACTTGTAGACAATACAGGTCCTTGGGCTGTCAGTGATGTTAGACAAGGTGAGGAAACTTGGGACATCATAGTGCAAGGTTGGCACGAAATACGCAGCAATCTAGATCGTGTTACATTAGAATTTGATACAGTGGTGCAAGCAGGTGGGCATCAGGGATTGTATCCTAGATGTTTGAGTAACATATTTGATACGGTCTACACGTTTGAACCACACCCTGCAAACTTTGAATGTCTGTTAGCCAACTGTAATAAAGCCAACATACACAAGTTTAATTCTGCATTGGGAAAAACTATAGGCACACTGGTATTAGAAGAAGTGGGCACTAGTGGACAGCATAGAATATTGAACGAGTCCAGACCAGTTTATCCTATTCCTGTGCAACAACATATCAATGTGCCTGTGACTACTATTGATAGGTTGATTTTAACGGCCTGTTCGCTAATATTACTAGATGTAGAGGGACACGAGCTAGAAGTACTACAGGGTGCAGCCGACACTATCAATCAGTTCCATCCTGGGATCATTGTTGAGCGTAGCTTCTTTGACACTACTACCGCAGAAGTAGATCAATGGCTAACAGCACAAGGTTATACATTTGTCTATAGAACAGAGATGGATAGATATTACCATTTCATGCGTAGATAATAAATAATAGCAGTTAATTAAAGGACTGCTATGAAAAAATTATTCGCCGCATTGATGCTAATGGCTGTTGGCCTAGCACATGCATGGACACAACGTGCTCCAAATCCGGTTCAGGCCTGTGCTGTTCACGCACCATATGGCTTCCCACAAACATTAGGCGTTCAGCCTATTTGCCGTCAGGCCTATTTAGTAGGCTATGATGCACCTGCCAAACTTCCAAAGTTTGTTACATATCAATTACTACCGCAAAACGCCCTTGGCTGTGTTGCTCGTACTAATGCGTTCGTAGCTGATCAGTCAGTGCCGAACGGTGCTCGTCCTGATGACTATGCAGGCACAGGTTATGACAAAGGACACATGAGTCCAGATGGTGACTTGTCGTGGGATGTACAAGTAGAGTTTGAAAGTTTCCTAATGACCAACATGAGCCCACAAGCAGGTTCATTAAATCGCGGCATTTGGAAATTACTTGAAACTAGTGTACGTGGATGGACTGTACAACATAACCAAAGTTATACAGTTTATGTAGGCGGTGTCTATGATGCTAACGATAAAAAGATCGGTACTGGCGTAGTTGTTCCACATGGTTTCTACAAGATTGTTATCAACAATCAAACTAATGAAGTTGCTGGATGGGCATTCCCACACGTAGCTCCGTATCCTAATCTAGGCAATGACTTGACCAAGTTCCGTTTACCTATTGCACAGATTGAAACCGCTGCTGGTGTTAAGTATGCATATCCAGCAGGTGCTAAAGAACTACAACCTGGTGCAGAATGGCCAGTTGACTTCGGTGCGTTGACCAAGGCGAAGAAGGCCCGTTGCGGAGCAAACGCTTCAGACGACTAAAAGAACACCCACCTTGGGATCGTTGTCGCAACGGTTAGGAGCTTGCTCCGGGCGTCCGAGTTGTGCCGTAAGCACTTGGCGTAATTACACTACCGGGCCTTAAAAAACGCGGTGCCGCATAAAGTAAGCGGCAACTAAATACAAGTATGCGAGCTGCACAATTCCTCACTGAAAACGTCCACGGTAATAGTAAAGAAGACTTTGTAGAAATGTTTTCTAAATTCTTGCCGTTAGCCATGCACTATTTAGAGTTAGATCATCTACCCAAGATGCATTTCACTTCGCATATTAAAGACGTACATCAACCAACGTTTGGTATGTATGTCAATGGTGAACATACTCTATATGTTGCACTAGCAGACCGTCATCCTAATGACATACTACGCACAGTGGCACACGAACTAACTCACTACAAGCAGGACTCGGAGCATCAACTTAACGACCAAAGCGGCGTCACAGGTAGTCCGGAAGAAAATCAAGCAAACCAAATGGCGGGGATTATCATGCGCCATTTTAACCGCCAATACCCAAACTATCTATCCTCTAAACCAATTATTATATAATTACTCCGGACTCGTAGAAAAAGGACCCGAAGGTCCTTTTTCATTACTTACTATATTATTTTTGGGCTATGCCCTAATATTATTTTTATTATATTATTTCTTTGTGCCAGCGTTGACAAATGCGTACATTTTTTCCGCTGTTTCTAGAACTTTGTCAAGTCCTGGGAACTCTGGCATCTTAACTGTACTAACGATTTGACCAGTCTTCTCATCACGAGCAGCAGTCATTTCCCATCCTTGGAACTTAGCACTAAAGTCATCTTGTACTAGGCTTTTTGCCATGCCCAAGATATCTGTTCTCAGTTCGTATCCATTCTTGTTAAATTTAACTTCTGGTAGTTTTGGTGCATTGAATGTATTTGACATATTATTCTCCTTATGTGTATGTCTATGTGTAAACAGCATTATTGCTGTCTATGTATTTATTATACACAGACTATCTGTGTAAAACAATCTTTACGATAAAAATAGTGTGTTGTTATTTGCCCGCTTGGTAATGTAGTCTAATGCAGACATGTTGTTGTCTATAGTTTCACTGATGTAGGTATCGATGCCAGCAGGCGGCAATTGAATGTTAGCAAGGCTTTCGCCGTGATCATTTTCTATGCTGATGTCATACTTCTTGCATAGATGACGAATAACAGAGTTGGAACTTAAACAGATCATGTTGCCGTTAAGTATATCGTGTGTGCGGCAGTATTGTATGCAACGCTTCATTAATAAATTACCAAAGCCTCGGCCTTGATGTTTCTTGAGCACACTAAATGCCAGTTCCATACCTCCATCTAATGCAATATGTCCCACGGCAATAAATTCTAACTTACGGTTTTCTATAGCAAATAATACATGATTGCTGATATCTGTTTCAAACTTATCACATAAGTTGTCTATCACATAGTCAGTGACAGGATGACCAAACCGGAGTGTCTTAGATTCCGCATCCAAGGCCTTAAGGTGTGATCTATACTTATGGTATTCGTGTGGCAATACCCGTCTAACGGTAGCATGTGGCATTTAAACTACTAGTACAAGCATACCAAAAAGGAACAGCATAATACCAACTGAAAATAAAGAACAATCTTTACTCATATCAATACCATGCCTTATAACCATGGGACTTCATAACTTCATAACGATATTCGCCAAGTTCTATTAGGAAATCAAAAATAGCAGTTAATATTTTCATAATCATACTGGCCACCCTGCTGTGGTACGAGTTGAATTTTTTAGATCAAACTCTCTAGTTAGACGGTCAACATCGCATCCGTCTTGTGGATTGTGGCTAACAATATAATTTTCTAGTGCCGAGCCATAGGTTAATGGCTTATCAAATGCGCTAAACATCTTTTGGAAGTATAGGGCTAATTCATTTAACATAATTTTCTCCTGTGTGTTATGTTTTATCAGTATCGACTCATGGTAAACACTGATATTGTATTTAGTATAACATATGTTGCGCCGCCGCAAAAGTCTTTTCTTTAGTGAGCCAATACTAATGTTAGTTTTACAATATCTATGCTATAATAATACTAAATATCAAAAAGGACACTAACTTGAAACGAGCCACTAAAAGTCTATTAGAAGAACTTAATTCCATATCCGAAAAGAAGAATGGTGAAGCTATCATCGAAGCTAGGGCTACTCATGTTATTGACAGTGCCATCAATTTATTGACACTGATCAAAGAAAACTTTCCACTAGAACAGGCCTACGAGTTAGAACGTAGATTGCTCAACAGTATCAAAGGTGGTGATTCTAGCAAATTTGTCCGTAGCATACGCAGACTACGTGATAGTAAAGAAACCGCCCGTCATTTGACCATTATAGAAGGCGATCTTAAAGACGACGATTGATCAGTTTTATACCCATATTGGATATTATTTTATCAATTTGATAAATAATTACACTAGAGCTTCATAGGGAAGCTCAAAAATAAAAAGATTAGGAGGCCAAAATGGCTCAAATTATTAAGAAAAACGAAAAGGTTGTAGCGCCTTTTTATAAGAACGGTGTATCTCTACAGTTCGTTACAATCACATTCCCAGGTGATGTTAGTGGTGTTTTAACTGCTACTGTTGCGGGTGTTAAGAGTCCAGTTGCACAAGCTCTAGAAGCTATCAGTCAAATTGCTAGCATTGAGTTGATCGGTACAGTTTCTACAACAACATTGCCAATCGCTGTTGCAGCACTTGGCGGCGACTTTGGTACTGAAATGTATGACGGTAATAGCAGCCAGACTTTTGTTCAACGTCTAACTACTCTAATCCAGGCTTCTGGTACAGTTACTGGTGCCTTACAAGGTATTGCTAACGGTTCTACTACTGTAGCTGCTGGTGTTCGTGGTAACGCATTCTAATATTAAAAGTTAGAAAACAAAGAAGGTGCTTTTTTAAGTACCTTTTTTTGTGGCATAAATATATTATATAGGTATATTATGCAGATCATAGAAATTCAAACACTAGTTGATATCACTAACACCAGAGTGATAAGACCCAATCAAGGCACACAGCTACAGTTAGATCAACAACGAAACTTTATCACACTGATGCAGTGTATTGAGATTAGATCTATTGTCAGCTACGATAGTCGTCCTGCATTTGACACCGTTGATATTAAAGACATGGGCTTTGGCAGTGCATACAAAGGCAAACATACTGTATGGACATTTAGAATTACCCCAGATCGCGAAGGAGTATATACAGATGATAGAAATGATCCAGTCGGTGAACTAGTCAATGACCTCAATCAAGTGCCGTTTACCAAAAATCTTTTAGAAACGATAAATATTGACAAGGCTATCTTCGATCTCAAAGATAGTCAATATAAAAACACAATCATCAAGGCTCTCAAAGGCGCAATATAGGCAACGGTTAGTTAGGTTATTAGCGCGTCATTTTGGAGCATATACATGTCGTCACCCACGGAAATCGAAAAAGAGAATTTAGAAACACACGTAGAACTGTGTGCATTACGCTATAGTCAAATAGAAAATAGATTGACCACTATTGAAAACAAAGTTGGTTCTTTACAAAAACTAATCGAGGACAGCCACAATAGCATGTTCAAAGTATTAGTAGGTACAGCAGGTACAGTAGTAACTGGTGTTATAAGCGTAGTTCTTGTTATACTAACAAAAATGAGTTAACATGAAAATTAAAGAGTTATTCGAAGCTATAGGAACTATTGGTTCTACCACTGATCCTTTGCAGCCAAATGGATTGCCCAAGACTGGTGCTCCTGCAGGAACTATTCCTCCCGCGCCCGGAACACAGCCTGTAGCAACAACACCACCTAACCCCAATGCTCCTAAAATTGGTCAACAGCCGCAACAACAAACAGCTACTGGATCACAACCTGTTCCTATCAATCCAGCTCTGCAACAAGGTATGAAAACTACAATGACAGACCTTGATAAAATTGCAGCACAGATTGTAGGCCTCAAACAGAAACAACAGCAGATGCAACAGCAAATGCAACAACCTACACCATGAAAATCCATCAGCTCCTATCGGGTGTAAGAATCCCAGTCACTAACGAAGAACAAAAGTTCATGGAACGTTTTGAGAAAGATGTTAGACTAACAAGCCTAGACGAGCATGATAAGTGGCTAGCCCAGAGTTTAGTTCGTAAGGGCATTTACGCAATAAGTAAAGACAGCACTACACTGATCAATAATGTAAATGAAACCACTAACTGACGAACTATATAAGAAGTTGATAAAAGTCTCTACGGAAGTCAAACAAGATTTTCGCCGTAAGGGACTTGTAATTCCTGTAGAAAATAAAGACGGATCAATAACACTAGATAATTTCACTATAACTAAAGATTCTGATGGATTTTATGCTATAGTTAATCGCAGTGGTGATGCAATTGTTGATCAAATTAATTTACCCCATACTGCTATTTTGCTAGCCAACGGATTAGCACTAGGCAAGTTTTTGGATGATGCGCTACTTAAAGAAGATCAAAACTATGGTTATGCCCTGTTTGATGAAATGGTACATGAACGTGCTGTTCGATTAAGCAAGAAGAAATCATTAGAACACTTTGAAGTAATGATGGGTAAATGTACTGTAGCTCGTGCCAAAAAAGAACAATGTCGCACTACTATTAACAAGAGTTTCGAGAAACTTCGAAAACTCGTATAAATAATACTAAACACTTTTTGGAACTTACATGAAAACCACAGATTTTAACAAAGCAATTACAAGTGCTCAACTCAAAGAGGACTTGGAAAAGCGTTTCGGTGCTCGTGTTAATCTAGCCAAGTATGACAGAGAACAGCTAGAAGACATACGTAACAAGTTACGCACACGTATTTTTCAACAGGAAGGTGCCGCTGGTATTAATGACCTGCTGACCAACGAGACATACCAAAAAGATAAAGCAATGTTAGATTTGCTAAACACAAGGATTAAAGAAATGCTAGGCGAACAAATGCAACAACTACGCGATCGTATGGATCAATTAAGCGAGGCCAAAAAAGGTGTACGCGACATCAAACATGCCAAGAAAGCTAAAGGCAGTAAACCAGACTTTCTTGATTTAGACAAAGACGGTAACAAGGCCGAACCGATGAAAAGCGCGGCCAAGAGTGCTAAAGTCAAAGAGACTATCAAGAAAGATGAAAAAGAACTAGAAGGTAACGCCTTTGGCCAAGCTGTTCGCAACGCAAAGAAAGATGGTATTCAACCTGGCGAGAAAGTTAAAGTAGGCGGTAAAGAATATCCAGTTAAGGAAGGCTTCCCAACTGTTGACGATGCTAAAAAAGCTGCCGCTGGTACAGCTGGTATGAAAGCTGGCGAGAAGAAGAAGTCTAGCACAGGTGGCGAAATCACAAAGACTGCTACTGGCCTAAAGCACACTGCTGGTAAGAACTATGGTGGCAAGGATGCTCCAAAGACTCCTGACAGCGATAAGAAAATGAAAGAAGGCAAAGCACATCCTAATGATTGTGACTGCAAAGAATGTATGGGCATGTACGAAGGCGACATGGGCAAGCACAACAACAAGACTACTGGTTTCAAAGCACTTGCCAAGAAAGCGGGTGGAGGTGAAAAAGGTCAGAAAATTGCTGGCGCACAATTCCAAAAGATGAAAAAAGCTGGTCAACTAGAAGAAAGCAATTTTAAACACAATGTACGTTTTGTAAATGAGAGCTTACAGTTCTTGTTGTCAGAAGACGAAGAAGGTAAAGCTAAAGCTATTACTGCTGCTGGCGACATGGTCAATGACTATACAAGCTGGATGCAACGTGTTGGTCAATATCAAACCAAGAGCATGATTGAATTAGCTGATAGTATCAAGGCAGACTTTGGTCAAGCTGAATCCGAAGCATTCAAAGCCGCAGTTGCTCCTGCATTAAGTGCTACTCTAGAAGTACTAACACAACAACGTGAAACTATCAGTGCTGCTGTTGCTGCTCTAGCAGGTGGCGGTATGCCAGAAGAGCCAATGGGTATGGAGCCAGGTATGCCTCCAGAAGATGGAATGGACATGAGTGCTCCTGATGAAATGAATCCAATGCCAGCTGGTGATGAATTTGGCGCTGCTGATGCTGCTGCCGGTGGACCAGAGACAAGTGGTCGCGCAATGCGTGAAAGCAAGTTTGCTCGCAAGCTAGCTGAATCACACAGCATCATGTCTAAACTAGCCAAGTAATGAGATTACTGGAAGTAGATTTGGGATCTGCTAGAGATGTTCTAGCAGTATTCCAAGGACTAGCAAACAAGCAAGGGCAACCATCAGAGTTGCCTTTTCCTGCAGTGATGAATATGATCCGTCCATTTGGTTTAGGCATCAGCACACCGGACGGACTAATTGCACTTAAGAATGAAGTTGATCCAGCTGGTGATGTAATCCAAGATATTTTAGACAACGGCACAGTGGTATTAAAAACAAAAGTGCCCGGCGATGCACAAGATCCGGCTGTTAAAAAATCTTCGGGCTCTAGCGTAGATCAAATGGCAAAATCAAATTCGGATCTTACTCCTAAAATTTGACATCATGAGAATATATAGTTATAATTAAGTTTATGACTATATATACTCCTCCTCCGTTCATTGAACGATTCCAATATAAAAACTGCGTACAGGTAAACGATCCCGTAACAAGGAAGCGTGTTTATCAAACTCCGGATGGTGAGTCGTTGCCTAGCGTAACAACTATTCTAGGTGCAACAAAAGATATGACACATTTAAATGAATGGAAGAAACGAGTAGGTGTTGAAAAGGCACAACAAATTACCACCGAAGCCGCTTCTGTAGGAACAAGTATGCACGCCAACCTAGAACGTTTCCTAATTGGCGAACAACGACAGCCCGGCAATAATGCGGTGCATGTGCAGGCTAACAAAATGGCCGATGTTATTATCGAAAACGGACTAATCAAAATGAACGAAGTATGGGCCATGGAACAGTCATTATACTTCCCAGGACTGTACAGCGGAACTACAGACTTGGTAGGAGTGTTTGAAGGTGAACCAGCAGTTTGCGACCACAAACAATCAAACAAGGCAAAAAAAGCAGAGTGGGTTGAAGATTACTATGTGCAGTTAGTTGCCTATATCCTAGCACATAATGAAGTATATGGTACTGACATTCGTAGAGGTGTTATCTTTATGTGTAGCAGAGATCTACAGTATCAACAATTTGATTTAACTAAAGATAACTTTAACAAATATGAAGATATTTGGTTGGGTAAAGTAGAAGAATACTATACTACAGGCATGAACGGCTTGAAGCAATTGCTCACACAGTAAGATAAATATCCCATACAAGGGATATTTCCATGGCAATTTTAGAAATAGCGAAGATACAAATCCGTAGAGGACAAGAAAATCAAACGGGCATTCCGCAACTAGCACCCGGCGAATTTGGATGGGCAGAAGATACTGAACACTTATATATTGGTAAGCGCATATCAGAAGGTGCTACAAACGATAACAACTCGCGTATCTTAACTGATAATGACAAGGCTGATATTATTGATCAGTTAGGTGGTATTTTTAGTACATTCCGCCCTCATAGTCAAGATGCTACTACTAGCTCATACAAATATAGAGATGGTGTAAATTTTATACATTCGTCTATTTCTTCAGTTGCCGTCAAGTCAGACAATACAGTTAACTTAACAGACTATGATGTTAGAGTAAGTTCCACAGCTACTGATATTACTGCTAAATTTCAACTAGCAGTCAATGATTTGTTTAAGAATGGAAACTGGAGTGATCTACAAAGAAGAGATGCTAGACGTAAACTAATTGTTCCGGCAGGCAACTACTTGATTAATGAAGTTATAAATTTGCCTCCATATACTTCTATCGAAGGTGAAGGACAGGAATTAACTACATTAACATTAGCATCTACTATCACCAACATGTTTAGAACTGTTGATGCAGAAGGGCATACATATGAAGTGGGTATGAGCGGTGGTGTAAAACGTGCAAGACAAGTCACCATCAAAGGTATGACATTGCGGTATTCTACATCAACTAACAATGCCGCTAGTCCTGCATTGATATCTGTCGACAATGTGTTGAATACTATTATTGAAAATGTATCTTTTAGAACAGCTATTGATACAACTAGCACAGCTACATATAGTCTTGTAGGTAGTGGTATTGGAATTTCTATTAGAGGAACAGGTGGTGGCATTGAATCGGGTGATGTTAACCTATGCGAAAATATACAGATCCACAGATGTAATTTTGATAGGTTGTACACAGGTGTAGAAGGTACAGGTACTATTGTTCGTCCTGTTATAACTGACAACGTGTTTAGTAATCTAGATAGAGGTGTATCATTATATGCATCTGATGCATTGTTAGGTCCAACTAACGGATTGATTAGCTCTAATAGATTTAAGAGTATTGTACGTGAAGCTATCTTCGTTGGACCCAGTACCAACAAGACTATGCATGTTAGCGAAAATAATTATTTTGTACAGGTTGGCAACGGTCGTGAACTAGATGATCACACCACTATTAATTCTACAGCAACATCTGTTATCACTTTTTATTCCGAAGGCAACAAAACTGTTAATGACTATTTCCATAGAAGAACAGTTGCTAACTCTACAACCAATGCGGCATTTTATTACTACCCATTAGTAAAAGGCAGAGCAATTATAGATGATAGTGCTGTATTCACTGCAACCATTGGAACATATACTTCAGTTACACACGGAATTCAAAACTTAATGAAAATTGGTTTGAATGATTACGACCAGATGGTTACTATTCAGTACCAGTTGGTTAATACTGTGTTGTCTAGAAAAGGTAACGTTGTAGTTAATGTAGGATCATCAAGTACTTCAACGGAAGCATTTGCATCATTAACAGATACTTACAATTTTAATTCTAGCGATCTTGTTATTGAAGAAAACATATCAACATCTACAGGTGTACTACATAGTCCTACACAATTTGTAGTTAATTTAGTTGACCATCGCAATTTTAGAGACATCATCGGAGTTAGTGAGCCGTATCCGGGAACACCTGTTGAAACAGATGGAACATGGTTCCTTGTAGACACAGCCAATAACAATAATGCTGCACAGATAACTTACTTTAATACCAGTAGTGGAAACGTTGCAGTATTTGATACACAGTCTGCTCCAGTAATGACATTTGATAATCTAAATCAATATATTTTGGCAAGATCTGTATCAAGCCCTATTGTAATAGATGTGAATACAACATCGTCTACTACTACTAATTATGTCACACTAACTGCTAGGAATGACTCGACTTCAACTGCAACAATTTCTAGCATAGAATTTAATATTAACATTTTACAATAATTGATGTTTAGCCAATCAATCGATGACAGATTGTCATTGTGGGCACAGCACCGTGCCCAATTAAATAACAGCACTTTACCATTTGAGGATGTATGGGCATTCTGGAAACAGGCTCCCTATATCCCCTACAACAACAAAATTGACCCTTACCATAAAGCTAGTTGGCCTAGCCCTTGGGAAATCATTGTGGACAACAAATACGATGATTTTACCAAAGCTGTTATGATAGCATGGACATTAAAGCTAACTGATAGGTTTAACAAATCTGTAATCATGGTTAAAACTTATGTAGACAAATCAAAGTCTAGGCAATACAATGTAGTATGTGTTGACGATACATGGGCAATTAACTATATTGATAACGGCCCTGTAACCATAGAAAATATACCAGACTCGTTTTTACTAGAAAATCTAGTGGAACTTGAGCCCGCTAGGTAAATATCTTCCTCGACACATTTAAGAAGGTTCAACTAACAATGATCAACGTGATCAAAAGAGATGGGACAAAAGTCCCACTAAACATTTCTAAAATACAGAGACAGGTCGCCCATGCTTGCAAAGGCATTGACGGTGTTAGTCCTAGTATGATTGAAATTAAAGCACAAATAGAATTGCACGACGGAATGAGCACAAAGACCATAGATGAGTTATTACTCAACGCTATGGTTAATTTGATAGATGAATCTGAAAACCCAGAAATCAACAACGTTAATTATCAATACGTAGCAGGTCGCCAACGTGTCAGTATGTTGCGTAAAGAAGTATATGGTGAATATGATCCGCCTAAACTTTACCATATTGTTAAAAAGAATGTAGAACTAGGTATGTACACCAGTGAACTGCTAGACTGGTACACAGAAGATGAATGGAACATTATTGACCTGTTTATTGACCACGACAAAGATGAAACTTACACGTTTGCGGCTATCGCACAGTTATGTGAAAAATATCTTGTACAAAATCGTGCCAATAATACTATCTATGAAACACCGCAGGTGCGTTATGCTGTTGCGGCTGCAACAGCATTCCATAATGAATTAAAAGAGACAAGATTAAAATATGTTAAAGAATATTATGAATGTGCTAGTGCAGGCCACTTCACGTTGGCTACACCAGTTTTGGCAGGGCTTGGAACAACTACAAAACAATTTAGTTCTTGCGTTCTCATTAGTTCGGATGATACTTTGGACAGTATTTTCGCGGCCGGGGAAATGATGGCCAAATATGCCTCAAAACGAGCCGGAATCGGCCTCGAAATAGGCAGAATCAGACCGTTAGGTGCTCCAATTCGCAACGGAGAAATCAAACATACGGGTATGATACCATTCTTGAAGAAATGGTTTGCTGATTTGAGATCATGCAGCCAAGGCGGCATACGCAACGCCAGTTGTACAGTTACCTTCCCTGTTTGGCATTATCAATTTGAGGACCTTATTGTACTAAAGAACAATCAAGGTACTGAAGAAGTTCGTGTAAGACAAATGGACTATAGTGTTGTAGTTAATAAGATGTTCTGGAATCGTTATAAGAATAACGAAATGATTTCTTTATTTGATCCTCACGAGGTCCCGGACCTATACGAAGCCTACTACAGAGACAGTAAAGAATTTGAGAAGTTATATCTACAATATGAGCAGGACAAGAAAATTAAAAAGAAAGTTGTATCTGCGGATGCGATATTCAAAGCTGGAATCCTTAAAGAACGTACTGATACTGGGCGCATATATCTTGTCAATATCGACAATGTTATCAACCAGGGGCCGTTTGATACACAGCTTGACCCTATATATCAATCAAACTTATGCCAAGAGATACTTTTACCCACGAAGCCTTTCCAAAGAATTGAAGATCCAGAGGGACGAATTGCTCTTTGCACTCTTGGGTCAATCAACTGGGGCGCATTCCGTAACCCACAAGAAATGAGAAAAGCCTGTCGTGTGCTAGTTCGCTCGTTATCCAACTTGTTGAACTATCAAGACTTCTTATCAGTACAAAGTAAATTAGCCAACACAGACTTCGAACCTCTCGGCGTTGGCATCACTAATCTAGCCTACTGGCATGCGCGTAAGAGTTTTAAGTACGGCGAAGCTGATGCACTTGCAGAAGTCAAGCGGTGGATGGAGCATCAAGCATACTACCTCACTGAAGCGAGTGTTGAACTGGCCCAAGAGCGTGGACCATGTCAGCGTAGCCAATACACTTACTACGGTAAGGGAGTATTCCCCTGGGAGCGCCGTGCGCCCGGTGTTAATGAGCTAACAGACTTTACTCCTAGTCTAGATTGGGAACCATTGCGAGCACGTATGAAGAAGTATGGTATCCGTAATGCTACACTGATGGCAGTTGCGCCTGTAGAGTCTAGCTCAGTTGTTCTAAACAGTACCAACGGAATTGAAATGCCGATGGAATTAATTAGTGTTAAGGAATCAAAGGCTGGATCGTTTGTACAGGTAGTACCAGAGTACAAACGCCTAAAGAATCGTTATCAGTTGATGTGGGATCAAAAGGATTGTGTCGAGTATTTGAAGACATCGGCGGTACTGGCAGTGTATATTGATCAATCATTAAGCACCAATACATTCTACAATCCTGCACACTTCACTAGTAGTGATACACAACAGGATCGCAAAGTTCCCGGCACACTGATTGCCAAGAATTTAATGTTAGCCTACAAGTGGGGATTGAAAACAATCTACTACAGTTTGATCAACAAAGTTGGTGCCAAGGCGGATACCGGCACACATTCACTCACACCTATTGCAATCAATGCCGTAGATAATGTTATACTATACACTGAATTGGAAGATGATTCTTGCGAATCCTGCAAGTTGTGATCTCAATGACAGAACGTGCTGCCAAAAAAGTAGCACAGGTTATTGAAAAACGCGGCAAGGGATTGGGTATAAGGGTAGGTGTTAAAACTACCGGTTGCTCTGGCCTTGCCTATGTGTTAGAATATGTAGACAGTGTGCCTGTTACACGTGATCAATTTGTTTATGAAAGCTACGGAGTTAAAGTTTGGGTGGATGGTAGATCATCTCCATATGTTAATGGCGTTGAAGTAGATTATGTAATAAATGGATTGAACGAAGGATTTGAATTTAAAAATCCCAACGAGCGTGACCGTTGCGGATGTGGTGAAAGTTTTAGAGTATAAAAATGTTAGAAACAATTTGTGAAGTATTAGAAGACGCATATAAGCGCAATTGGATTACCAGTCGTGATGGCAATGTTAGCATTCGTCATCACGACCGTGATCACTTTTATATCACGCCCAGCGGCGTCCGCAAGCAAACACTACAGCCTGACCAGTTTAAGAAGATTAAATTAGTAGATCAACTTAATATAGCCCCGCCGTTTTTAACAAAATCGTGGGAAGAAGAGTTTTATACTAATATCAGTTCTAACTTGGAACCTAGCGGCGAGATTCCATTACACTTTGGCCTACAAAAGAATATGGGTCAGCATAGTGGTGAAGTTCGTGTAGTGGTACACGTTCACCCTACCTACTGCATTGCAGCTATGCATGCCGGCATTGATCTCAGTACTATCAGCGATGCGTTCCCGGAACTCAATCGTTATACAAAAGTAGCACCAAACGTAGGTGATGTTGCTCCAATCAGCCAAGAGCTTGCTGATCGTTGTCACGAAAACTTACAGTTAGATAAAGACGGAAACATTGCCTACGACATTGTGGGTATCAAAGGACATGGCGTTGTGGCCATTGACACAAGTCCGTGGCGTGCATATGAGCACATAGAACGCCTCGAGCACATTGCCCGCATAGTTCTTGCCAGCGGAAGATATTGATATTTGTTATCAAAAACAGTTGACAACAGGTACTTGAACATAGTATAATTAAATTTTAACATTCAAGGACTGTTATGTTTAGCATACTCAAATTTTTCTGGTTAGTGACTCGTTCCTCGTGGAACATCATGAATCCCAACATCAATCCCCTACGACATGCTCCCGCACACATCAAATACTTTGCCTCAATCTTGCTGGGTTGCTTTTGGAGTTTGGCATTTGGTTTATATGTGGGCGAACTGCTTACAATCGGTTACAACATGATTGGGCACATTGCCATTATCAGTATGGTGTTTGGCACATGGGCTGTGTTTCGTTCAGTGGAACGAACCTATGCACCACGTACAGGTGTGGATTGGTTGCGAGCACCAGATCGTTCCAGTCGCTGTGATGAGCTGACTGAAGATCAAAGACTTGCCGCAGTAACACGAGCTGACCAAATGCTGTCTCGTAATTAATTTTTAATAAAGGTAACAAAATGAAATATCTCGTAGTAGCCTCTCTTGTAGCGTTATCAGTTCCAGCCCAGGCACAGAATGCCGATCTGGGCAAGGCCAAATATGCCACCTGTGCGGCCTGTCATGGTGCTCAAGGTCAAGGCGGAGCAGGTCCCAAGTTGGCAGGACAGAAGCCAGAAGTGATTGTACAAAAACTCACAGCCTACAAAAACAAAGAACAGCGTGGTCCACAAAGTGCTCTCATGTGGGGTATGGCTGGTGCGCTGAGCGCTGACGATATTAAAAACATTGCGGCCTACACAGCCACAATGAAATAACATGAACACACATCCTGACTCCAAATACATAGAGCAGGAACTGCGTTCGGATCATGCTGGCGAAGTGGGTGCTGTGGAAATCTATCGTGGTATCAAAGCCGTGGCTCTTTGGCGTGGTGACCATGAACTCATGCGGTTTGCTGATGAGCACGGTGCTGTAGAACAGGCGCATTTGACCATGATGAACCAGTTGGTGCCCGGTGAACAGCGTAGCAGACTGGAAACACCTTGGCGAGTGGCAGGTTGGCTCACTGGTGCTGTGCCTGCCCTGTTTGGCCGTAATACTGTGTATGCCACTATTCAAGCAGTGGAAACATTTGTGGACCAGCATTATCAGCAACAGATCGATCAGTTGAGTGAGTATAGGGATCACAACAAGATCCTTGAGGTGCTGATCAAGTGTCAAGCAGATGAGATTCATCACAGGGACGATGCTGGCGCTAGAGTGGTCAGTAGCAATCCCATACTAAGCGCATGGTGTGGCATGATTGGTGTGGGCAGTAGAGCGGCAGTGGCCATTTGCCGCAAAATATAGCAATTAAGGAAACAAAATGAAAGAACTATTAAAGGCGTTTGTATTTTGCATGATTGGGATGACCTTGTGTTTTGTCCCTATACTTTATAAGAATCATTGGACTGTTCAGATGAATGGGCACCCAGTGAAACTATTCGGAGTTGAACCATGACAAACATATTTAAAAACTATTGGCAACGACTACCAGACTTTGACTGGAGCCACATCTTGTTACGCATACCACTTGCCCTTGTATTCATTACGCAGGGTCTCAGCAAACTGCCCTACGATGCTGGGGGTGGAGAAGCATTTGGCTTGCCCGCCATGGTGTGGCTGTTTGTTATTGTGAGTGAGATTGGCGCTGGTGTGGGCCTGTTGGCAGGTGCTGTGCCAACCCTGCCCCGAATCAGAGACATCAGCATCTTGGCAGAACTGGGCGATGTTGTCACCAGATTCAGCGGCATTGTGATGTGCTGTGTGGCCACTGGTGTGATCTGGACAGTGTTGAAACCAGAAAGCATCCTACAGTTTATTCTCACTGACTACTTACACTTCAGTCTTTGGATTGGTGGATTGTATTTTGCCCTACGTGGCAACTGGGCTGTGCGTGTGAAAAGAATAACAGAAAGTTAAAATATGGAAGATCCAAATCAAGAAGAAGATCCAGTAGAAGATGTGGTAAAACACATACACATTGTGATTCCCATCGTAGGAGCAGTGTTGAGTTTTATGCTGGCATTTATTGCCATCACCATGGCCTAATATGAATGTAATCAAATGGTTATGCTTTAGTGTCATGCTAGCAGGCGCTACTGTGGTTAGTTTTCAACTAGATCCTATCCTAGGCATTGAATTATTGTTTATAGGCAATGCCGCTTGGTTAGCCACTGCTGTACGCACAAGAGATTGGCCCAGTGCCGCAAACTTTGGCATGCTGGCTTCGGTATGGTTCCTAGGCATTGTACAATACTACAAAGGATAACTATGAGTACATGTACCTGCGGCAGAACTACTAGAAAGCCAATGTGCAATGGAAAATAAAAAATTCGCCTGGTTACCCACCAAAGTAACTAGTGGAAAATGTATTTGGCTTAAATACTACCTCCAGCACAAAAGCCTATACGATGAATCAACTGGCAGACCGCCTTTGAACAGTTTGTATTTTGAATGGACAGAAACACTCCAAGAACGCACTTGGCGGTTACTGAAAGACAGTGTAATACACAATAGAAATGTTTGGAACAATCCAACACTAACAAAACAGGATAAGCAATGAGCAAAGCACAATACAATTTAACAAAACAAACAAACTATCTAAAACGCACAATGTTTTTGGATCCAGCAGGTCCGGTCACTGTACAGCGGTTTGAAGAAGTCAAGTATCCTCGGATCGCCAAATATGAAGAAACAGCACGTGGTTTCTTTTGGGTGCCAGAGGAAATTAGTCTTACCAAAGACAAAATGGATCACAAGGATTCCAGTGATGCAATCAAGCATATCTTCACCAGCAACCTACTGCGCCAAACTGCACTGGACAGTATTCAAGGGCGAGCGCCTAATCAAGTGTTTAGTCCTGTTATCAGTATCCCTGAACTAGAAGCACTTGTTAGTAACTGGAGTTTCTTTGAAACTAATATTCACAGCAAGTCATACAGTCACATTATTAGGAACGTATATGGAGTACCTAAAGAAGAATTTAACAAGATTCACGACACAAGCGAAATTGTTAGTATGGCTGCTAACATTGGTCGCTACTATGAGGACCTTCATATTCTTAACTGTCGTAAAGAGTTAGGTGAGGAAATATCAATACGAGAACACAAGCGAGCAATTTGGCTAGCACTACATGCCAGCTATGCACTAGAAGCATTCCGCTTTATGGTATCATTTGCTACTAGTCTAGCCATGGTAGAGAATAAGATTTATATTGGTAATGGTAATATTATTAGTCTAATCCTACAGGACGAAATCCTACATGCAGAATGGACTGCCTGGTTAATCAACAATGTGACCAAAGATGATGCAGATTTTGCCAATTTAGTTGAAGAATGTGCTGATGAAGTATATGCAATGTATATGTCTGTTATCCAAGAAGAAAAAGATTGGGCCACCTATTTGTTTAAACTAGGTCCAGTCATTGGACTTAATGCTGCCATCTTGAGTGACTTTGTTGATTATACTGCATTTACTCGTCTCAAAGACATTGGCGTTAAGTATCAAGGAGAGCATCCTAAATCTAACCCTATCCCATGGTTTAATAAGCATGTCAATATCGGAAAAAAGCAAAGTGCTTTACAGGAAACTGAAAGTACAAATTATGTCATTGGGGCCATGTCGGACTCTGTGACATATGACGAACTACCAGATCTATAAAGGAAAATAAAAATGAAAGTTGTTGTATGGTCAAAATACAATTGTCCCCAATGCGATCAAGCCAAAACATTGTTAGGCCAGCGTGATATTAAATTTGAAGAACGTAAAATTGGTGATGGATATAGCAGAGAAGAATTGCTAGAAGAAATCCCAACTGCTCGATCAGTTCCACAAATTATTATTGACGGTATAGTAATCGGCGGAGTTAATGAATTGAAAGCGCATCTAAATGGCTAATGGATTTGATAAAATCAAAGAGGCTCTGTCCAATATTAAAACAGAAGATTTTAAATGGAAAGACGAGTCAGATGAACCAGGTTTTATAGCGCAGGAGACTGGAGAAATAGATTCTGATACTATTACTCTTGACTCGTCATTATGGAGTTCGAGCTCTTTTACTATATCCACAGCTGGCGCTATAGGTAGTGCAGGATCATATCTATATAACGGCATGAATGGAACTACTTGGAGTACTGCTCCAAGCATAATAACATCATCATCTAATCCTTCATCATTAAGTGTCCGAGGCGATGCAGATTTTGAAGGAGATGTTAAGATCAAAGGTGTTAGTATTGCCAAAATATTAGATGATATACAGAGTCGGTTAGCCATATTGGTTCCGGACCCTGCAAAGTTAGAACACTTTGAGGCATTGAAAAAAGCCTACAACAATTACAAGACTCTAGAAGCCTTGTGCGATTTACCGAAAGAAACAAAGGAATAAAATGTTATTAAGCAAACCAATCGCCGAAGGCGATGTAGTCAGTATCAAACTAGTCAACGGCGACGAAATTATCGCTCGTTTGGAAAAAGATGATCAAAATGGTATTACCATTAATCGCCCACTAGCACTGACAATGAGTGGTGGCGGACTAGGCATGATGCCGTGGATCTTTCTAGCTGACAAAGAAACAATGACTCTTAAGAGAGAACATGTATTTGTCATGTTGCCCAGCAAGAAAGACGCAGCTGATCAATACATGCAGGGAACTACCGGAATTGCATTAGCCTAATAATCCACATATAAATACTCTAAACTAGGAGCATTTATATGTCTTTAACTACCATAACCACCGTATTCCCGCCAGGCGGCAGCGGAACATTAACTATTGCCGATACAACTGCTGTTGCTGTCGGAGCCTTAATGGCATCTATGGAAAAACAATATGCAGTGCAGGCTTTACAGCATACCGCCATGTTGGCTCAATTAGAAAGAGTTAGAATTACATTGGCTGATCTTGCAGTTCCACTTAATGCTATAAAAGAAAATTCAGAAGGTGCTAGTAAAGCTGTTAGCGATCTTAACTCGGCAATGGGTAGTGTTAAGGTAGCAATAGCCGATGCTGCTGGAACTCAAGAGATGATGGCCGCAAGTGTTATCCAAACCAACAACTTTCAGACTGCTGTGACTAAACAAGGATTGATCGATGCTGGCAAAACTGTTCCAACAATGCCCCCAGTGATAGAACAAATAAAGACAGCACTAAAAGACGGGTTTATGATCCATCAGCAGGCCGTAGCTGGAAATTATTTGAATCAGAAACTTACAGATACAATGAAATCGATAGGTACCTGGATTACTGAAATGACAATATATCAAGAAGTTACTGGTTGGTTGAAGAAACAGAAAGATCGATTGCTTGCTGTGTTTAACTTCAAGAAACCTAGTTCCATTGCCAACAATGCAGCAGCATTGTCGGGCACTCCTGATATTTCTAACCTGGTATAATATGGCTGATCATCCGGCAGGTAGAGTAGGAGTTGATGTTGCCGGTACCTTAATTGTTACTGGCGCAAAGACTGTGTTCATTAATAATAAAGAAGCTGCTATCGAAGGTGGGAACACAGTAGGTAGCGGAGTATTTGTCAGTAGCCCGACAACTGTATTTGTGGAAAATAAACATTTAGTTGTAGAGGGTGCCGCTACATCCAAAGGCAGAGTATTAAATGGCGGAAGCCAGGATGTACTAGCCGGTTGACCAACAACCAACAAGATGCTATACTATATGAAAGAGGTAGCAGATGAGTATAGAGCAAGACAAGTTCAAACACAGTAAGCGTCTACTCAAGGACGATGCACATATTGCCAAACAGGTAAAGATTGCCAAAGCACACGGCTTTCCAGTTAAGAACGATGAAGCGCATCGTTTACACAAATTAAGTGGAACTACCTGTGGTGATCCAAACTGTGTTATGTGCGGCAATCCTCGAAAGTTTTTTAACGAGCCCACACTACAGGAAAGACGACTTTTCCAAGATGTGGAAAAGATCACAGATCGGCACAGTAACGGATTGAGTAATGACAAAGAAGATCTACTATGAAAAAATTGGTTGTAGATATGTTCCAGTGGCTGAATACGACAATGATTACCTCGACAGTTTTCCAAAAGGTAATCACTTGGTTATGTGTTATCCTGGGGGGTCTAGTCGTCGCTTTAACATTGATGCAGCATATGCTCCAATGATTGCTGCCGGTCGTGTTGCAGAGGATGCTATCAGTAAGGCAGTGGTCCGGGCTAGTGAAATGCGGCCACATAACAAGCCCATTACTGAAAAACAACGCAAGGCCTGGGCGGCATTGGCCAAAGCATTTGATAACGATCGCTACTATATCGAAATACCTAGTGCTCGTGAGATTGCCGAGGAAGGTGTTAAGGCCATGGCAGTAGAAGCTGAAAAGTTATTACAAAATGAGGCTGTGCGTAAAGCATATGATCATTTTATGTTGATGTGTAAATTGACCGCAGAGACGCAAAGTGTTAAATAATATACGCCGGAAGGGGTAAATCTGCGTAGCAGGTTGTCAGGGTGAGAGGCCCTTGAAGGTTAGGCGGAGACTCCACAAGCCCTTCGGATTCCGTCACATTTTTGGAGATAGTTATGAAAAAAGTATTAGCAGTTGCAGTATTGACATTGGCCACCTTGCCCGCAATGGCACAGTGGCACCATCATGGCTACGGTGGATACCGCGGCGGCTACTATGGTGGAGGTGGTTGGGTTGCACCTTTGATCCTTGGCGGTATTGCAGGTGCAGTAATTGCCAGAGAATCTGCTCCAGTAGTAGTCCAACAACCTCCTGTAGTGGTGCAACAACCGCAGTCGGTGATTATTCAACGTCAAACCGTTTGTACAGAATGGAGAGAGATACAAAATTCTGATGGAACAATTTACCGTGAACGCACCTGTTCTCAGTAATCTATTACTGGTAGTAATAATGATCGGATTGGTAGGATATTGGGCCTACGCCGTAGCTACTTACGATTGGTCAAAGTTTGATGAAGATTCAGAGGGAGACGATTTTTTGAAACCCTATGATGAGTAAATTTAACACACACTGAGAAGCCTGGGTCAGGAAAGAGGCGTAAGGTTGTATAGTTGTAAACGGGTTGTATATGCCCTAGAAGGTATGCAAGTGCTCTTTCATTTGGTGTGTTATTAAGGAAACATTATGATTTTAGAAGATTTGGAATATATTTTTAAGCCACAAGTTGATGAAGGTACAACCAAGTTGTATTTCATGTTGATCGACGGTGCCGACTTAAAAGAAATTTATCGCCACCCTGCCAGTGACATGGCCAGTCTTGTGCCTATGTTGGATAACTTTCAATACGCTGGCACCGAAGATCGTATGCCGAGATTTGTAAAATGATAAGTAAAGTTATGATGGTATGAAGTAGATTGAAAAGGATTCAAGACTCGGGGGCAGTGCCCGACATCTCCACCTAAGTGTATGCTGTATATTTAGGTGGGGATGACACAGGATCGATTGGGTCAAGAGTAATGAAATGGACTGTCCGGCAATGTAGAAGCCGTTAGGATTGGGGGAACCCGGTCAAAGACACAAAAAACCTAAATGCAAACGCATCTAACGATGAGGTCTGGGCGCTAGCCGCTTGATCTCCGAGGTAGGACTTACCTTGTTACCAAAACAACCAGAAAGCACCTTTGGGTGCTTTTCTTTTGATTAAATATCTACACTATACAGTCTGTATAGATTACAAAGGAAGTATAATGAAAAAATTAATTATCGCATCGTTAATGGCAGCATTTACAATGGCATCCAATGCTGTTGAAGTTGGCATCATCGGTGGTCGAGATTTATCTTCTGCTACTGGCAGTTGTGGATTTGTTGTTGGCCCAAGGAGTTGTAACCAAGGTGCTAATCGTAACGAGTTTGGAATTACTGTAGGACACCAGATTGGACGATTTGCATTGACTGCGGGTTATAGCCGATCAACCGGGGGTTACCCCGTAACTGTTGACAGCGATGGGCTGTTACCAGATATTAAACAAGATCGTTATAGTTTAATCACTTCATTCGATCTAGCCAATGTACGTGGAGTATTACTAGTGGCAAAGGTAGGCGGCGCCATACTAGTTACTGATCCAGTTAGCACTAGGTATTCTCTAACACATAATACATACAGCCATACCGGACTTGCAGCCACTGCTGGTCTCGGAGTTGACATTCCGGTTATGAAAAACGTATACTTGACAGGTGATTTTACTCGTCAGGTCGGACAGTCTACTGTTAGTGTCTTTAACGGTAATAGAGTAACTGCTGGATTAAAATACGCATTTTAATCCAAATTTGCTCAAAGAAGGCAATTTTATTGCCTTTTTTCTTGACCTTTATGCCTAAAGAGTAAATAATAGTTCAATGACACACAGTCATTCTTTAAAGGAAATTTCATATATGAAAAAAATCGCAATCGCAACAGCCATTGCTCTAGCAGCCGGTATGGCAGCAGCCGCTGATTATGTATCTGTCGACGTTGATGCAGTCACAGGTCTTAAGGGTGGAAAAGACAGCACAGCACAATATGTTCGTGCTGGTAAAGGCTTCGGCGACTACCAATTGGGTTTACAGTCTCGCACTGCTAACTTCAAAACTGGTGGTTTGGTAAACAGCACAGAAGTAACTGCCGCTAACAACAAAATTGGCTTTGCAGGTGTTACTCCATTCGTTGGTGTTGGTCATGACAATGGCTTCAACGGTGTTAAGGGCGCTCCTTACACATACGGTCTAGTTGGCGCTACTGCTGGCTTGCCAGTTGGCCCAGGCTTTGCACTAGTTGGTGTTAAGACTCGTGTCGGTAGTGATGAGCACACTCGCACAAAACAGACTTTGGCATTTGCTACCTACAGCATTCCAGTTGCCAAGAATGTTGCAATTAATGTTAACGCAAGCAAGAGCTATCAAGACATCCAAGAAAACGCTTTGGGCCTAGGTCTAAAAGTTAGTTTCTAAAATATCAGAAACCCAATTAAACCCGCTTCGGTGGGTTTTCTTTTGGTAAAAATTCCTCTTGCGTGAATACTGGATTTACCGTATAATATTAACATAGACATACACATTAGGAGGTTCTATGAACGCTGAATACACATTGAACAAAGTTAAACAACATTGCCTAGCCGATAGTGGCGATGAGCAAGTTTGGACAAACAAGGGTACTACCTATCATTGGAATCGCGGCAAGGATACTGCAAGCGGACTGATCAACGGGGTAGTACGAAAGTTAGCAGGCACAGATGCCAGTGGTAGTAAGATTTGGGTAGTAGCTGGAAGTATTAAGATTGCTCCGAACGGTGTAATCCAGCGTTGGACAGGCCTGCCCCGTAAGGTTCAGATGACATTCGAACCTCACTCAACAAATACAAACAACCCTATTGACTTCCCCAAATTAGAAGAAGCCCATGTTTGATTTTGATTTTTTTAGAAAACGTGAATACAGTAATGTAGTCAAGTTTCCAGAGCCGCCGAAGATGCCGCCTCCCAAATCCGAAACAAAAGTCTTTTATCGTATCGGCGTGACAGATGACAATACTGTATCTTTACAAGTAGGCTATAGTGAGCTTACAATGAATAGGACAGGTGTTGATAATTTGATTCAGCAGTTGCAGGTATTTCGAGATCAACTTACAAACGAACAGGACGAATAATGACAATGCATCTTGAAGGACCTTGGCTCTCTACCGTTGGTAAGAAGCGTGGCAAGGTCAAGTTCCGCAATGCCGAAGAGGCAAAGAAGGCCCGCGAGTTAGATGAGGCCTGGAAACAACTACAGAAGAAGTGGGCAGTAGAGGCCGAAGATAAAAAACGCAAGCGAGCCATGTCGGCCGAACCACTTGTCTATACGCTGTCAGGCCGCGAGACCACTCGTATGCCTAGTCGCGATACAGGACATACAGGTGCAGTTCGCACCAAAGATATTCCCCAGTACACTGGGACTAAAATTCTAGGCATCGGAACCATGCACAAGTCAAACGCTGTACCAGTGTTTAGTGATGAAGAAGCAATTAACATTTCAAGGATGCGACGATGATTACAAAATATATTCCGGCTACCTACACTTTAGATTTTAAAAATATCAATGACTATACAGATATCATGAGGTTCTGTCGGTCACAAGATATACAAATCTATGTTTATTGTTTTACATGGAAAGGTTACATATTAAAATACGGTATCCAACATAAATTCGGACATGGCGGAAATGATTACGGTGAACGTGCATATACACAGGCAGGACACATGCCCGGTTGGGAAAAGCCGAATCTTAAACGGGGGCCGTCTACAAAAGCAGACATTGACGAAATTATCAACAAAATAGAAACTACATTTAATGTAGTATTTGACAAGAATGATGTAGTGCTAACTATGATGGATTATACTCTTGCTCCTTTTGAAATTGACAATCCTCGTGCTGAACTGCAACGTATCGAAGACGAATTAGTTGAGTCTCACGTAAAAAATCACGGGCATAGACCTATAGGAAATAAAATTCAAACTATTGCTATCAAGAAGACTCCCCTAATGAGATCTACGGGATTGTTTGACTGGTTATAAATAACCTTATGAAACCAACATTAAATGAAAAGTTCCTCGCCTACCTAGCACTGTTTAGCGGACTGTTCCTATCCTTGGTCGCAGAGTATTATAGTATTCTCGGCCTTACCGCTATTTTCTCTGCCGCAGTTATCCCCGTTGTTATTATGGGAATAGCATTGGGCCTGGGTAAAGTCACTGCTACATTGTGGCTAAAACAAAACTGGAAGATTGCCCCGTGGACTATGCGAGGCTATCTATTTGCCGCTATCATAGTACTCATGATGGTCACCAGCATGGGTATCTTTGGATTCTTGAGTAAAGCACACAGTGACCAAAGTCTAGTCAGTGGTGATGTCCAGGCAAAGATTAGTGTGTATGACGAAAAGATTAAAACAGCAAAGGAAAATATCGATGCTAATCGCAAGGCGCTCAAACAGATGGATGAGTCTGTGGACCAAGTTATGGGTCGAAGTCAAGATGAAAAGGGTGCGGACAAGGCAGTTGCGCTCCGTAGAGGGCAGGCCAAAGAACGCACTAGATTACTTTATGAGATTACCACCGAACAGAAAACAATTACCCAGCTTAGTGAAGAACGGGCACCCATCGCCGCTGAAGTACGCAAGGTGGAAGCAGAAGTTGGTCCGATAAAATATATTGCAGCATTTGTCTATGGTGAGACTAATGAAGGCATACTAGAGAAAGCAGTGACCTGGGTTATCATTACATTGATTGTAGTGTTTGATCCTATGGCTGTTATCCTATTGTTGTCTAGTCAGATCAGTTTCCAGGACTTTAGAAAGCGGTTGGAACAACGCGATTTTGATCAGATCGCAGAAGATAATCTAGGAAGATACACATTTGAGGATTTTGAAAAACCCACTGCGGAAGAACTAAAAGCCACGGAGGGTGACAGCCCTGAAAAGAAATCTTATGTAGTCAGCACAGCCACTGTCACAGAATCCGATCCACATCCCATAGGTTGGATGTTCGATGAAATCCCTGTTCCGTATCCTGGTACAGATGCAGAGGTTGAAGAAGTTATAGAAGCGTTAACTCCGGTGAGAGAACCAACCCTACTAGAACAACACCCTTACTTGACAAAAGGTTTCGCACATTTTGAAAATCTTACGCCGCTAGTATACAAGCCAGAACTCGACAGTATGGATGATCGTTCAGCAGTACATAACCCACTAGTGGACGACACCTATCTAGATGAGCCATTGTTTGTTCAGAATGAGGAACAACAAGAAAGTAGTCTATGGACAGGTGTTATATCGCATGAGGAATATATGCAGGCCAGCCAAGATAAGATTGAGTTGCACGTTAATGAAATTGCAGAATTGGTTAGACAAGGTAAGATGACAATGGATGAAGTACCCGAATCATTGATGGCAGAAGTTAAGGCCAGAGTATGAACGGTAAAATTACACTAATCACTCCGCCGGACATATTTGAGAACGGTAATATTAGTCTACTGTTCGTAAACTTATCTGAACAAGATCAGGATGCAGTTAGTAAATGGTTGTCCGATACTAACATAGATGAAAACATCAACATCTATTTCTATAACGGTGAACCAAATGTCACGTGGTTTTTTCATGCCATTGGATCATGTGAACATAAGTATATAGACCTAGATGGAAATAATTATGTTACTTCCGCGTTAAGTGGTTATGTGCTGGGAAAGAATAATTTCGTTTATAAAACTACAGACAAAAATATTGCGGCAGTATATAGTCATATTAATAGTAACCGTGTTCACCAGATAGAAGAATTTTTAGAAAGAGCATTAAGTGGCCAAACAACCTGAACATACCTGTGACTTTTGCGGAAAAAGCAAAGAGAATGTAGAGAAACTTATTGTAGGTGAGAACAGTGCAATATGTAACGACTGTGTTGAGCTATGTGTCGATATACTAAAAGATGAAAAAATCAAAAAGTTTCCATCTGATACCGCCACACTAAATCCATCACTGATCAAGGACTTCCTAGACGAATATGTTATAGGGCAAGACGATGCTAAAATTGCACTAAGTGTAGCAGTTAGTCAGCACTTCAAACGTGTAAACAATCCAAGTGAAACAATCAAACTAGAAAAGACCAACGTACTAATGTTAGGTCCTACTGGTTGTGGTAAGACCATGTTGGCACGTAAGATTGCCGAATACCTAGATCTTCCATTTGCTATTTGTGATGCCACTGGCATTACAGAAGCGGGATATGTGGGTGATGACGTTGAAAGTATCCTAACACGCCTAATGAACGAAGCTGACGGAGACATCGAAAAAGCACAACGCGGTATTGTTTATATTGATGAAATCGATAAGATTGCCCGTAAAGGCGAAAACGTATCAATTACCCGCGATGTTAGTGGTGAAGGTGTACAACAGGCTTTACTAAAGATGGTCGAAGGATCAATTATGCGTGTGCCTTTCTCGGGAAAACGTAAACATCCGGGAAGTGACATGCAAGAGATCGATACCCGTAGTATCTTGTTTATTTGCAGTGGTGCTTTTGTTGGACTAGATAAGATCATTGAAAAGCGCACAGATGCTCGCAGTGTGGGATTTCACTCTGCTATCATTGATAAGAATAAATCAAACGATCTGTATCAACAGGCTACTACTAAAGACTTGATCCAATACGGATTGATTCCTGAATTTATTGGTCGATTTGGACTTATTACCAATGTTGATGAATTGAGTATAGAAAGCCTTGTCAGTGTACTTAAAGAACCCAAGAATAGCCTAATTAATCAGTATCAATATATCTTTGAGTTAGATGGTATTGAATTAACATTTGAAGATTCGGCATTGACTTATATTGCAGAAAAGGCCAAAGAACTTAAAACTAATGCCCGTGGTCTTAAAAATATCCTGGAAAAGACATTGCTACCTTATCAATTTGATGCTATTAATCTTGTAGAACGTGGTTTAACCAAAATTGTGATAACTAAAGATACCGTAGCCGGAAAGCCTGCTACAATGATATTTGATAAGAAAGCAAATGAGCAGAAATAAAGACAAAGGAATTCAGGGCTCCAAAATAGTGGTAGGAGACTTACCTTTACCTGTAGCACTTCGCAAATTTAAACAACGTGTAGATGATTCGGGTAAGTTGGAAGAACTTAAAGCCCGTACTCACTTTGAAAAACCCACTACCGAACGTAAGCGTAAGAAAGGTGCTGCAAGGGCACGTTGGCTAAAGAAGCTACGCGATAACGAACTACCTAAAAAAATGTTCTAATATTTGGTAAAACGGATTCTATTTTAGGTCCGTTTTCTCTTGACTGCTCTGGTAAAATCGTGTATAATATACACATACGGAAACAATACAGGGCATAAAATGGATACAAACTATCATATCAATTTAGTTAAAAAACCTACCACAGGTTATAACCGAACAGCCAATGATCATGTTCTTGCTAGGCAGGCTGAAGAACTTTATCCAGTCGTTGCCCAAGCTATGTTGAATGCAGTCGTTGACGGTGATTGGGCAAAGTATTGCCAAAGTATCGAAACATATGATCAATTTGTTTGGGAACAAAGTCAAAAGGGCGATAAAACCAATATTTTTGCCTATAAAAAAATTAAAGTTAGTCCTAGCTGGACAGAACAATTATGGGCTCCTGTGTTTGAACGTGTAAGGAAATCCTTTGAGAACCAATGGAACACTAGTCTTGCTCTTATTCAAAATACAGAAGTAGTCGAAAGTTGGAGCAATGGTCCCACAAGTTTTAAAGATGTCGACGGCGGTGTTGGTATAGTAGATCCTACCCACGGATGCATCATGCCCATTGTTGTAGCGGAAGATAAAACTGGTCATTTTTGTAAAACAGCATGTACCGGAGTTGACGGAATTATGCGTCGAGTAAGGGCAATGAACCCCAATGTATTGGGCATGTGTATTACTGACAATAATGTAAGTGTTGGTCAAACTAGTTTAGTTGAAAACGTATTCGGTGCAGGCGGCCTATTGGTATGCCAACGTGGAACTAACGGTGTATATGAGAAATATCCTAAACTCAATGCAGATAAATTCGAGTTGGTAGAAAAAATATGTTTGAATTATTTGGCCAATAAATCCAAAGAAGACTTCTTGATTAAAATATCTACTGCTAGTAGTAATGTGTACCTTCGAGCTCAAATTGACTCCAATGGAGTTTACGTTCCGCCGGAACTAACACAATACCTATAATGCCGCATTGACACTATATAAATATTACAGTATAATAAACAATTAAGGATTCATTATGGCAGAAGGTTACAAATCATACACTAAAGAATTTTCAAAAACAAACAACGAATTTCCGCTGGCATTCACAAATAAAATTATCAATGCAGAAAGTTTGTCTGTATTAAAGCAATTACCAGATAATTGTGTAGATTTGGTATTCACTTCTCCTCCTTATAATTTTGGTATGGGGTATGATACGCATAATGACAAAACAGATTGGCCAAAATATTTTGAGATGTTGTGGGCTATATTTGACGAATGTATCCGTGTAGTTAAACACGGTGGTAGAATCATTGTTAATACACAACCCTTGTTCAGTGAATATATTCCCAGTCATCATCTTATTTCTAAAGGATTTATGGAGAGAGGATTGATTTGGAAGGCAGAAATCCTATGGGAGAAGAATCATAGGAATTGTGCTTACTGCGCTTGGGGCTCTTGGAAAAGTCCAAGTGGTCCTTATTTTAAATATACCTGGGAATTTTTAGAAGTATTTTGCAAAGGTGATCTCAAACACGAAGGTGATAGCAAGCTAGCAGATATTACAGGTAATGAATTCAAGACTTGGGCAGATGCTAAATGGAGTATTTCACCGGAACACAAAATGAAAGATTACGGACATCCTGCTATGTTCCCTACAGAGTTAGCATACAGGGCATTAAAGATGTTTTCTTTTCAAAATGATGTTATTCTAGATCCATTCAATGGAGCAGGAACGACTACCTTTGTTGCAGAAAAAACAGGTCGTCGTTATTTAGGAATAGACTTGAGTGCCGACTACTGTACTACTGCCGAAGACAGAATTAAGAATGAGCAAATTAAAGATTTTTCTGCTGTGTTAGATGCTAAACTAGCACTTGAGGGAAAACATTTAAGTGTTAAAGAACGTGGAGAAATTCCTAATCATAAAAAGAAAAAGGTTCCTAAAGTTAAAAAAGTTCCAGCGACACTCAATCCTAGTATGTTTGAAGAAATTAAATCTTGACAAACTTCTTGTAACCTGTTAAACTATACTTTTACATATAGAAAGCCAAAATGGCAAAACATTTGATGATTGACATGGAGACTATGGCAGTGTCTCCAAAGGCGGTAGTCCTATCCCTGGGAGCAGTTCATTTTAATCCCTATGGAAATGGTTACGGAGATAAACTGTATTTCCGTATCAGCATCGACGACCAAGACAAGCTAGGTCGTGAAATTGATCCTAACACACTTTTGTGGTGGAGCAAGCAAGACCCTACTGTTATGGAAGAAGCGTTTAGCCCAGACAATCGCATTAGCCTAGTAGATGCTATGGATCAGTTTCATAAGTTTGCTTGGGGTTGTTCAGCGTTTTGGAGTCACGGTGCTACATTCGATTTGGTTATCATTGAAGATATTTTCCAGCAATTGAACAAACCATTGCCTTGGAGCTATTGGCAACTACGTGATACTCGCACCCTTTTTGATCTAGGATATGATCCAGAGATGCCTCAAGGTAGTAAACACGATGCATTACAAGATGCTATCCGACAGTCAGTAGGTGTGCAAAACATCTACGCTAAACTTAAAATAAGAGAAAGATAATATGACCTATAAAACAGTATACACAGAAGTCGAAGTTGATGTTGATCTCTCTGATTTTGACACAGATGACCTTAAGGAAGAACTAGAATCTCGTGGAGAGCTGCCTCCAGATACAGATATCAATGCCAAAGATTTAGTAGAAAAGATTTGGCTAAAGCGCAGAGTAGGTAATCACGATTATCAAACAGAGCTGGATCAGTTAATTTATAAAGTAATTGGAATAGCTATATGATTTGCCCAAGATGCACGAAGTCTACTCCTGCATTTAGTACACGCTGTCCTTGGTGTACATCGGAGCACGGCATCTTGCAACTTTGGTTTATTAACTTTTTAAGCCTTATACTGGCCATAGGATTTATTGTAATTTTAGTTGGTATATTTGTATAAACAAATGTTGAGAAGTGTATGGGAAATCAAACTGATTACTTTAACAAAATTGGATACCAACCTAAATACTGGATAGGTGAACGAGTATTTGGACACTGGAATAAAATTCCATTTGTTGGTACTGTCGGTAATGATACAAAGATAAACGATATTGAAGGTCCAAGAATTTCTATTCATTTAGATCTTCCGATTAAGTATAAAGGTGCTATACACAATCTTATAATTGTTAAGCACAAAGACATAAAAAAATTAAAGGAGTTCTGATGTCTGTTACAATTAAAAATTTAGAGGCCGCTTTCGCAGGTGAAAGTCAGGCCCATACCAAGTACCGCTACTTTGCCAAGATGGCAAGAGCGCAAGGTTTTGAAGAAGTTGCCCAACATTTCGAACATACCGCAGACCAAGAACTGCTACACGCTTGGGGTCATTTGGAATTGCTGATCGGCAAGCCGGATGTTAAGCAGTGTTTGGAAATGGCTATCGAAGGTGAAACATATGAGTTCACTACAATGTATCCAGAGTTCGCAGCAGCCGCCAATGCCGAAGGCCACGATAATGCCGTAGCAGAAGCTAAAGCACAAATTGAAGAAAGTAAAGAACACGCTTATCAGTTTGCCGCAGTTCTAGCCAAAGCTGAAAAGCGTTTTGCCGCATTGAAGCGAGTAGAACAGCGTCACGCAGAAGCGTATCAACAAGTTAAGGAGTCACTATAATGGAACACGTTTGTATTGTTTGTGGCCATGTCCACAGTGAAGAACTAGAAGGCGCATGGGATTCTTTGCCCGATGATTTCCTGTGCCCAGAATGCGGTGTAGGCAAAGAAGACTACGAGACCATCTAATGCTGGAGTGCCTAATTTTAGGAGATAGCATTGCAGTGGGCACACACCAGTTCCGACCTGATTGTGTAGCCTACGCACAGGGTGGGATTACTAGCCACAGATGGAACACGAAGTTTGGTAATAAAGATTTAACTGCCAAAACTGTTATCATTAGTTTAAGTACCAACGATTGGGAAAAAGCCGATACCTATGGTATGTTAATAAACATTCGCACGAAAATTAAAGGGGATACTAAAGTGTTCTGGATCGAGCCAAATCGTGAAAGTAAGTTCGAAGCAGTGCAGCATGTCCGTAAAGTTGCAGAACATTTTGGGGACACAGTATTAATCACAACACGCTGGCAGGCAGACAAGATTCACCCAAGCTGGGCTGGATACAAGAGTCTTGCTGAAAGATTTTAATTGTTTGACAAAACAGTATAAATAGTTTTCAAGGAGGGACAATCTATGAAACAATCTAAATTAGTTAGAAAAGTGTATAAGGCTTGCTTCGACCACAATGCCGAGAAACAGTTTGAACTTCGCAAGAAGGAATTCGCCAAGATCTTGAAACACAAGGCCGAAGGTAAACCATTTACAACTAAATGGACAATAGTGCAGGTGTAATACAACTGTAATATTTTACACACATTGCTACGATAAATACGGTATGAAAACCAAAACTTATCGTAGCATTTTCATTTCTGACATTCATCTCGGAACCAAAGATAGCCAAGCGGAAAAGTTAAACAATTTTCTTAAACACAATACTTGTGATACCCTCTACTTAGTAGGAGACATTATTGATGCGTGGCGAATCCAACAAAACAAATGGAGATGGAAACAAAGCCATACTAATGTTGTTAGGCGTGTCCTTGGGCACAGTAAGCGTGGTACCCGTGTTATATATGTTGCAGGAAATCATGACGAATTTCTTCGTCCATTAATTACATACGGTTTCAGTTTTGGTCTAGTAGAAATACATAATCAAATAGAACATATAGGTGCTGACGGTAAGCACTACCTCGTAGTCCACGGTGATCTATTTGACGGCATTACAAGACTAGCGCCATGGCTAGCATTTTTAGGAGATAAAGCATATGATGTCATTCTTTCGCTCAATAGTAAGTTCAATTGGATACGCCATCGTTTTGGTTTTGGGTACTTTAGTATTAGCAAATATCTTAAGCACAGAGTAAAGAAGGCAGTAGATTTTATGTTCAAGTTTGAACATAATCTAGCAGCCTATTGCAAGAAGCGTGGATTCGATGGTGTGATATGTGGACATATACACCATGCTGAAATAAAAGATATAGATGGCATCATTTATATGAATGACGGTGACTGGGTTGAGTCATGCACTGCCCTAGTCGAACACTGGGATGGTCATTGGGAAATCATAACTTGGACCAAGGAGAAAGACGATGTGGCTGATGATATTAATAGCAGTACACCTGACGGATCCGCAGGATCAACCAGGCAGGATAGAACTAAAGTTCGAGGATCAAAAAACTTGCGAACAAGTATTGAGCACAATGAAGTGGAATCTAAAGTTTAAGAGTTTTAAGGTAGACGGCAAGTGTCAAAAACTATACTGATAATAACAGATAATTTACCGGAGCAAATAAATGGCGTGGTCACGACCTACACGAATATTGAGGCATGTGCGATTCTGGATGGTTATAAGTTTGTGGTGCTGCATCCCGGGTGGTTCGGCTACATTGATTGCCCTAAATATAACGAAGTCAAACTTGCCTGGCCGCGCAACATGGGCAAGAAGATCGAGGAGATTTCTCCGGATTATATACACATCGCGACAGAAGGTCCTCTTGGTTGTTGGGCTAGAAAGTATTTGTCATTGGCTGGTATTAGGCACAATACCGCTTATCATACTCGCTTTCCTGAAGGGTTAAAATTGTTATTTGGTATTCCCGAAACTCTTACCTGGCATTTTGTGCGCTGGTTTCACAAGCATAGTGGCAAGGTGTTGACCACTACTGATAGTATGGTCAAAGAATTACAAGCACACGGATTTAAGGGTGAAGTTATTCCTTGGACACGTGGTGTTGATCGTAATGTTTTTAAACCGGAGTTAAGAGAAAATTTACCTAGTAAGTATCTGTTATGTGTTAGCCGTGTTAGTAAGGAAAAGAATTTAGAAGCATTCCTGGAATTAGACTACCCTGGATACCAAAAGATTATGGTAGGTGATGGACCGATGCTAGAAATCTATCGAAAGAAATATCCAGATGTTACATTCACAGGATTCAAGACCGGCGTAGATCTAGCACGATACTATGCCAATGCTGAAGTATTTGTATTTCCCAGCAAGTGGGAAACATTTGGTATAGTCATGATTGAAGCAATGGCCTGCGGCACACCTGTGGCGGCATACAACTGCCAAGGCCCCAAAGATGTTATTGATCAAGGCGTTACTGGATTTATGGTTGAAGATCGCGAAGGCCTAGCTGTAGCTGTTGACAAATGTTTGAAAATTGATAGAGCTGATGTGCATAGAGTAAGTCAGCGTTGGAGTTGGCAACGAGCCTGGGAAATATTTCGTGACAATTTGGTTGAAAAACATTAAATTGTAATCTCAATGTAATATGTACATGGTTAAATAATTGCGTGCCGAAGTGGCACACACTCATAAAACAAGGAGCAACCCATGAGATTTGAAGACCTAGCCGCAAGATTAGTAGCCGTAGAAGCCAAGTTAGCAAACCTAACTGGCACAACAGTTAATACAGACAATGCCACAAGCATTGCTGAACTAGACGCAAGATTAACACTTGTTGAAATTACAGTTGATCAATTGATCTCTGTGAAAACTCAAGAACACGTTGATGCTATTGTTGCCGCAGCAGCACAAGCTGTTGAGAGCATCCAAGCCGCAGTTGCAGAAGTAGTTGCACTATCTCCTAGTGCTGACCACGCAGAAGCTGCTGACATTGTTGCTGACGTTGTTACAGCACAAGCAGAAGCAGACCCAGTTATGAATACTGAAGTTGCTGATATCGTTTCAGCCGCAGTTCAAGCAGTTGTTGCAGCAGAGCCAGAAGTTGTTACAGATCCAGTAGCAATCACAGCCGCTATCATGGAAGCAGTTGCTGACATGCCAGCCCCAGCTCCAGAAGTTGCAGAAGAAGTTGCAGGCGCAGTTGCTGAAGTTATTGCTGCCGCAACAGGTGAAGAAGTTGCTCCCGAAGTACACGCTGAAATTGCCGAAGCAATTGCAACTCCAGCTGATCCAGAATTGGATACTATCGAAGCACGTTTAGATGTTGCCGAAGCAAAGGTTGATACGCTATTGGGGAAGTAATTTCCAGCTTCCGAAGTTTTTTTGGAAGCATATTTAAATCGGGCACAAGATAGAGTGTCGCTGGATTCTCGTAACCAGTGGTAGGACCTTCGGGTCCTATTTTATTTGAACCAGCCAATGCGTAGACCATTGGCTTTTCTTTGGTCATACTCTTCTGGGCTGCTAGGATAACGTAATGCCCATACAGCGCAGAGTGCCATTCCTAGGCCAACACCTGCTACCAACTTCCAGTTGTAGGTAGTAAACCACAATATGATCAAACTAACATCCATAGTGATGACCATGGCCCACTTACCATATGTGGGGAATACACGCTTCTCACTCCAATTGCGGAGGAAGGGTCCAAACAGTTTATGGTTCATAATCCAATCGTGCCACTTCTTATTGCTTTTGGCAAAGCAGTAGGCAGCACCGACTGTGGGAGTTGACCACGGAATTCCGGGTGTTACTACTCCAATATAGGCAATGCCCAAGCAGATCATCCCTAATGCAAACCAAATACCACGCTTAATTCTGTCCATAATAGATCCTTTTTACTATTTAACTTGGTAAAATCAGACTTGACTTTTTTGTGGTTTTCCTGTATAATATTAACATGACGCACACTAAACTTAACATATCTCTTGTTTCCGATCTTCACCTTGAGTTTGGATACCAATCACTTCCTGGGGGAGATCTATTGATATTGGCCGGAGATATCTGTGAATACCGAACTCTCAAAAAGGACTTTCATAGCACTCGAGTAATTCCCTATACTCCCGGTGGATTGAATGCCTATGATTTCTTTTATCACGAATGTGCCAAATATAAGAAAGTGTTCTATGTGCTGGGAAATCACGAATTCTATCATCATAGATTGGATAAAACTTATAATGATTTAAAATCCTTGATGCCCCCCAACGTGACCATTCTGGAAGATGAGGTAGTAGAGTATGAAGGTGTTATGTTCATGGGTGCTACATTATGGACCGATATGAACAAGGGTGATCCTATCACTGTTCATTCTATGAGAAGTTTTATGAATGACTACCAGGTTATTCAAAACTTCTATCCTGCTAAAAGTCTCTATCATAAATTGACACCGGAACATACAGTGGCTATTCATCGTAAGACCAAACAGTATTTTAAGGCTGTGTTGGAAATGAACAGAGATAAACCTTTTGTGGTTATTACACATATGGCTCCCAGCTACATGAGTATAAATGAAAAGTATAAACATGAAACTACCAGCAATGGTGCCTATGCCAGTGACATGAGTGAGTTCATCCTTGACAACGAAAACATCAAGGTGTGGTGCCACGGGCACATGCATGACCCGGTAAATTTTATGATTGGCTCTACACGGATCATTAGTAATCCTAGGGGATACCTTCCTTGGGAAGGTGATCAATTTATTCCTGGCTTTTACTTTGAGGTATGACATATGAACGAACAAATTCGAGAACTTGCTGAACAGGCTACTACCATTGTAGATACGGTTAATTCACAAGGTTATTCAAGTTCCTATGCTAAATTTGATAGAGAAAAGTTCGCCGAGTTGATTGTTCAGGAATGTGTCGGAATCGTTGAACAATATGGTACACCCGATGCATTTTATATTGTTGATGAAATCAATAGAGTAATGTTAAACATACGCCCTAACAAACATTTCGGAGTTGAAGAATGAACAAATATCCATCATATTGTTGCCAAACATGTGGCGAACTTATTGGCTGGCTTGGCCGCATTATGCCATTTCATAAATGTAAAAACATTTCGGAGTTGAAGAATGAACGAACAAATTAGAAAACTTAGTAAACAGGCTGGTGACTATGTGAATGAAACATATACCGGACCTGTTAGAAGTAAAACTCCGGGCAAGATTTGGGAAGATGGACACGTGGGTTGGCATACACAATTCAATCAAAAGTTCGCCGAGTTGATTGTGCGAGAATGTGCTACTGCTATTATCCAAGATGGTCGATTGAATGATGTGCGTAGTGCCGCTAATGGATGTGTTAGAACGATTAAAGAGCATTTCGGAGTTGAAGAATGACAGCACAAGAATTACACGATGCTTGCTATGAGGCCATGTGCGAGTGTCCACAGTTTCGTGGCTGGGACGATGATGGTGAATTTTCCGGCTACGGAGAGTTTGGCAAGATTCCCCGCAAGGGATTGTACCGTACCGTACAGTTCTGGCGTGAGTGGGGACACTTGCTATGGGAAAGTGGATACGAAAAAGCACTGTCACAAGAAGCTCAAGACTTGTTCGACAACATAAACCGAGTTATTGACCAGGCAGTTAAGGACTATTGTAAAACATTATGAACGAACGAATTCGACAACTTGCTGATGAGGCTACGGAACTTGCTTACGAAACTTTTGATCAATATAATCACAAAACTGTTAAACACTATAAGTTCGACAAGGGAAAGTTCGCCGAGTTGATTGTGAGAGAATGTGTCGGAATCGTTGAACAATATGGTACACCCGATGCATTTTATATTGTTGATGAAATCAATAGAGTAATGTTAAACATACGCCCTAACAAACATTTCGGAGTTGAAGAATGAACGAACGAATTAAAGAACTAATGGCAGAGGCTGACCGTAAATGTAGCGAAACACGTAGTATCTATGATGAAATCCTCGCCCAGTTGATTGTGAAAGAAATGTGTGGGTTGATGGAACAAGCAGAGGACGATGCGTATCATTGTTTTGAGCCCGGCGAACGACCTACAGAATATATTGAATGGTTGCGAGATTGGCAAGAAAGATTTACAAAACATTTCGGAGTTGAAGAATGAACTTGACAAAATATAGTAAAAACAAACTGATGCAAACATTTGAACGTTGGGATGTGCCCAAGGAGTTTGCCGATCCTTTCTACAACTACCTAGTGTGGGGATTCAGGCCAGGCAGTTGTTTTGAAGCAGTACTGGCCAACGACTTTGCCAAGGCAATAGCACGTAGCCATCCTTGCAATACTATCGAAGCATTTAAAGCATTAGTAGGTTGGATCCGAGATACTGTGCCGGAAGAAGCACATGGCAGTTATGACAAGATCAATGCCTGGTGCGGTATCGATCCAGCACAGCGTAGGATTATTTTGGAGTACAATCAGTTGATCTATACCAACAAAGAAGAAGTCATGCTGATTCTAAAAGATGAACACACAGTAGAACCACATTTATATTAAGGAAACAAAATGAAAAAATTGTTGGCATTGTTATCTACTGTTTTGATTTCGTGTGGAGGTAATACAGAACTGAATATACCGTATGATGTTAATCCAGAATTGCAGGTTCGTAATTCTGGAGATGTATTACATGGTGATGAACTATATCGTTGGAACGCCCATGCACATTATCTTGGATATTTTACAACATCAGATAGATACACCGCTAAAAATAACCTTGCCCAAATACATTGGGAACCACATGCCTATAGTAGTTGTATTAAACAAAATTACAGTGATTTTCAAACGATAACAGGCGGCGGCAATGCTACAGCATTTAGCGCCAATTTATTATTGCCGGCAAATGATCGTTACGTATTAAGTTTTGATGCAAAGGTCGGTAGTTTTTCAGGCACGGGTATCGGTCAACTATCAGCAGGAATCTACGTTCGCAACAAAATAACAGATGAATATTCTGCAATCTTGTGGGCACTCTTTGATAATCGGTATGACGATTATCCTCCACAAATACAAAACGATACATATGTAAACTTCTATACAGCACCGGTTCAGTATGTTGATACAAAATCACACATGAAAAATAAACCCTATGATTATCAACATTATGATGTTGTCATTGACCAAGCTATGATAAGAAAGATTGTACCTAAAGGTGACTTGAACAATTACGAGTTATATCAATTTGATTTTTTACATGAAGTGTTTTTAGAAAAAGATCAAAATATCAATATGTGTGCCGATGTTAAAAATATAAAGATTACAAAATGAGCTCAACCGTAAGAATACCCTGGACTATCGAAACAGATAAGGGCGGCTATTGGAACGAAGTATGTGCATGGGCCGTTGAACGATTTGGTTTGCCTGGCGGCAAGTTTTTTGTCCATGCCAACGAGATGTATATGGACTTTACGTTTGACAGCAACAAAGATGCATTGGTTATGGCTATCATGTGGAATGCCGAAATTGTTCCAGATGATAAGCTCACAGTGGAACATGTTGGAAAACTATTGCAGTGAAAATCAATGAGGGTGAAAGCTACGAGTCTTGGAGTGAACGTGTTCGCATGTTTGAACACGGCCATGCTATGATGCAGATTGCACAGGGCAAAGATATGGATCAAGTGTTAGAACAAATGGCACGTAGGATTATGGATAAACTCATGCACCCTATATACAAAGCAATATCTAACGTTAAATCTACTTACGATGCAGAAAAGGCTAGACAATCATATAAAGAACAGTTCATCGATCGAGTGCCCCGGGCATCGGATCATATAGATGATACACTCACTTGACATTTATATAGTATGCTACTATAATAAATAAAGCTGTAGAAGACCTTATGGCTTCTATATGGGCACAAAGCCCGCTCACTTATTAAGGAGAAATTAATGAGCAAAGTAATCGGTATCGACCTAGGTACAACCAACTCTTGTGTAGCTGTTATCGAAAACGGCATCACAAAAATCATTGAAAACGCAGAAGGTGCTCGCACTACACCAAGTATTGTTGCCTATGCTAATGACGAAATCCTCGTTGGCGCCAGTGCAAAACGCCAAGCAGTCACAAACCCAAAGAATACAATCTATGCAGCCAAGCGTTTGATCGGACGAAAGTTCACTGAACAGGCTGTTCAGAAGGACATTGACTTGATGCCCTACAAGATTATCAAGGCGGACAATGGTGATGCATGGGTAGAAGCAAACAACGACAAACTAGCACCTCCACAGATCAGCGCCGAAGTTCTACGCAAGATGAAGAAAACTGCGGAAGACTATTTGGGCCACGAAGTGACACAGGCTGTTATCACAGTTCCGGCTTACTTTAACGATAGCCAACGTCAGGCAACCAAAGACGCAGGTAAGATTGCAGGTCTTGAAGTATTGCGTATCATCAACGAACCAACTGCGGCTGCATTGGCCTATGGTGTTGATAAACAAGACAAGCGTGATCGTAAGATTGCAGTCTATGACTTGGGTGGTGGAACATTTGATGTGAGCATTATTGAAATTGCCAACGTTGAAGGCGACAAACAAATTGAAGTTCTATCCACTAACGGTGATACATTCCTAGGTGGTGAAGACTTCGACCAACGTATCATGGACTTCTTGGTCGATGAATTCAAACGAGACAACGGTGTTGATCTTAAGAAAGACATGTTGGCCCTGCAACGCTTGAAAGAAGCTGCTGAAAAGGCCAAGATTGAACTGTCAAGTAGTGCCCAGACAGATGTTAATCTTCCTTACATCACAGCAGATGCAAGTGGTCCCAAGCACATGAATGTTAAACTTACACGCAGTAAGTTAGAACAGCTAGTTGAAGAATTGATCCAGCGCAGTATCGGCCCTTGCAAGACTGCCATGTCAGATGCAGGTGTTAGTGCTAGCGATATTGACGAAGTTATTCTAGTTGGTGGTATGACACGTATGCCAAAGGTGCAGGAAGTTGTTGAACAACTATTCGGCAAGGCTCCACGTAAGGATGTTAATCCAGACGAAGCAGTTGCCGCAGGTGCTGCTATCCAAGGTGATGTTCTAGGCGGTGGCCGCACTGACGTTCTATTGTTGGATGTTACTCCATTGAGTTTAGGCATTGAAACCATGGGCGGTGTGTTTACCAAGTTGATTCAGAAGAACACAACTATCCCAACCAAGGCAAGTCAAGTGTTCAGCACTGCTGAAGACAATCAACCTGCTGTTGATATCAAAGTGGCACAGGGTGAGCGTGAGTTGTTCCAATACAACAAAGCACTTGGTGATTTTAAGTTGGATGGTATTCCTCCAGCACGCCGCGGCACACCACAGATTGAAGTTACATTCGATGTTGATGCCAACGGTATCATGAAGATCAGTGCCAAAGACCAAGGCACAGGCAAAGAGAACAAGATCACTATCAAGTCCGACAGTGGGTTGAGCAAGGAAGAAATCGAACGTATGGTTCAAGATGCAGAAGCTAATGCAGAAGCAGATAAGAAGCAACGTGAATTGATTGAAGCTCGCAACAGCGCAGAAGGCACACTACACGGCTTCAAAGGCGATGTAGAAAAGTACGGCGATCTAGTGACTGCTGAAGAAAAAGCCAATGCGGAAGATGCTGTAAAAGCAGTTGAAGATGCAATCAAAGGCGACGATGCAAAGATCATCCAAGATAGTATTCCAAAACTTTACGAAGCTATGGGTCCTATTACTGGTAAAAAGCACGAGGCTGAAGAAAAAGCCAAAGCTGATAAGGATAATAACATCGTTGACGCAGAGGTCACAGAGACTGTATAATAAATACAAGTGGGATACCTATAAAGGGTCCCACCTGATTCTTACTTATTAAGGAGAAAATTATGAATCAACAAATCGTACGTTTCGACACGAACGCTCTAAACAGAGCCCTACTAGGATTTGACACATTGTTTAACGACTTTGAAGGTCGTTTTGCAAATCAAATCAAAGACAACTATCCCCCATACAACATCCTAAAGCACAGCGAAGACTCTTATGAGATCGAAGTTGCAGTCACAGGATTTGCACCAGAGGAAGTTACAGTTGAGATCGACCAGAATCAACTGGTAATCAAGGGGCAACGTCTGCGTGAAGTTGACGAACCACAATACCTACACCGTGGGCTAGCAACACGAGACTTTACTCGTAGTTGGACACTGGCCGAACACATGGAGGTAGGTGAAGGCAAGATCAAGAACGGTGTTCTTACTATTGCCCTTACTCGTATTGTTCCTGAAGCGTTAAAGCCGCGTCAGTTGAAAATCACAGCCGAGTAAAGCGTTGGGGGCCCCGGCCCCCCATTATAAACTTTTATTAAATAGAATTATGACCATTGATACCATCATCGAAAAGAAAACAACCACTTCTCGAAAAGTTAAAGAGCCTAGTAAGTATAAGGTCATTGTCTGCAACGACGATGTCACACCTATGGAGTTTGTAGTGGCCATGTTGGTCTCTGTATTCAGTCATGAAGAACGTCAAGCTATCTCGCTAACCATGGCAATCCACAACAAAGGTAGTGCTGTCGCAGGTATCTACTCATACGAAATTGCCGAACAAAAGGTCATCGATGCTACCAACATGGCCAAGCTAAATGGCTATCCGTTGGTATTAAAAGCGGAGGCCGAATGAGCCTCAAAGACCTTACAGTAGAAAAACATCAAGAAGCTGAATCAACACCCTTTATGAAAGCGGTGTTTGCCAAGACGCTGCCCCAAGACCTATGGATAGATTGGACATATCAGAAATGGTTGTTCTACGGAGCTATCGAAGGTGCCGCAGGTGCTAATCAGTTGTTAGGTGATTTGCCAGATCTACGCAGAACATTTTACCTGTTCATGGATTACAATGAAATGAACACTGATAGTAAGAAGCATCAGTTTCGTCCTGTGGTAGTCGACTACTACAAATACTTAATTTCTATTGCCAAAGAGCCCGACAAGATCATGGCACACCTATACACCTGGCACATGGGCGATATGTTCGGTGGGCAGATGATTAAGAAGATTGTTCCGGGCGCACACCGCAATTTAGAGTTTGCAGATCCCCGCACACTGATGACCAATATTCGTGCTAAACTAGATGACAGCATGGGCGACGAAGCCAATATAGCCTTTGACTGGGCAATCCGCATGATGAGGGATTATGACTCTAGCTTGGGATAAGATCAGCAAACTGGCCAAAGACATCGAAGAACGATTCAATGCCGCCGGCGAGCCTATCGAGGGTAAACTAGATTACGACTGGCATAACCAACTTTGGTCAAGTCCTAGATTCCGTAGAGCACACATTGAAATTGTAGACAAGCGTGATACGCACAAGCTCTACATTCTACACTGCACTGTATTCCCACATTATAACGATCCTAGCCCTATCTACGGGTTTGATGCAGTATGTGGACCTAATAAAATAACAGGTGCGTTCCACGACTTCAGTATCTCGGGCGATCCTACCAGCTTCATGTATCTTTGGTTCAAGGCGCAGGTCAATGTACTAGAGTGGAATAAGCCCAGAGAACTTCCAGAATGGGCTCGACAAATCTTTAGTACCGCTATGGTTGCCGCAGGTAATCTACAGGAAGAAGCGGAGATAGATCAACTGTGTGCTACAGCATTGACTACATTAGATTTCTATCTTAAGAATGTGGGCATTGACCAACAAAGTGGTGCAGACTATCATATGGCGCAGAATCGCTACTGTCATTGGCAAAAACAGAATCCTCACGTGATCAAGAGTATGGTTGCTATGGGAGTCCCCGAATCTACTATGAAGCAATTTGTAAGTGAAGTATTGTTCCCAGAAGTGGCATAAATATTAGATTATGCGATTTAATGAATTTAAACTTACAGAAAAGGCACCAATTGGTGGTCCGGGACTGTTTAAGTATACAAATACTCCCAAGGATAGAGTTCCTATCTTTCTTGAAAAAATTATGTTAGGTACTCCGTTTGAGCTAAAAGACGGACGAGAAGTTGTAATCGATCCCGACGAGCTCGATAAGGTTACGGCATGGATACAAACTCCTGCTCCTCGTAAATCATTATCCTTAAAGTTAAAAGATTCTCAAGAAGAAATTCCATTTGGATCTATCATTAAAACAAAAGAGTTCGGCGGCGAACATGCCGGATCTCGAGAAGGTATAGAACAAGGACAGATCGACGGCTTATCTAAAGAATTAGAAAAACTAAAAGAAGGTCAACCTTTTATTAAATTAGCTTTTGGCAGAAAAATAGTCCACGCTGCTAAATTTGGTAAAACCGTCGAGTTAGTCGGTGGCAAGCAACCAAAGAGCGATATGAGCGTATATGATGAGAATGGTACTGCTGTTGCATGGGTTAGCCTAAAAGGATCTAATTTTAAAAAGTGGGGCGGGTTTCAACACCTGATTCCAACGAGTCCAGAAATACAAGCATGGATTTCAAAGATAAAAGAAATCACAGGCGGAGTACTAGGACCAAAACAATCATTTGGCCACCACATTAAAGATGATGTGGTTAAAAATAAAATCGTCTTTGGGAAAGATTTTGGAGGCCCGTTTGGCTTTTCTAATGTCAATGCTGTTCTAATAGGTTACGCTACCATAAAACCAGCAGGTCAGGGAGTGTTTAAATTAGGCGCCGATACTGTATTTCTTAATGGTAAAACTCCTACAGGTTTATACGAGCCGTATCTCGCTGTTAGATTTATGACTGATCGTCCAGATTTAGGTCTTAAGAATGCTAGAGCAGAAACCAATACAAAGAACGAAACTCGAAAAGTACAGTGGTTAGATGATCTTACAGTATCAGCTCCTGTCCCAGCACAACCGACGCCAGCACCAGTTCCGGCCAGTATCCAGAATCTTCAAAAGCCGCTAGGACCGAAAATCCCAATGGGATCGGCACCAATACCACAGGAACCAGCAGTATGAACGAAGATCTAAATAAAATCATAGTAATTGTAGATATGGAAAAAGAACTCCAAAATGCATTCACTTTAGCTGATCCTCATCCAAATTTGACAGAAAATACTACTTCTACTACACTAGCGGAGCTTTTAGATTCTAAAAAGTAATATCAGAAATTGTTAGGTAAGAGTTAAATACTCTTAAATAATAATATGGATATATTACTCTTACTCCTACTGCTACAGGTTAAGCATTGCTATGCCGACTTTGTATTGCAGACCTATATGCAGACCATTAAAAAAGGAGTGTGGTTAGATCCAATTGGAATGAGCCACACTACCGAGCACATGATCTGCTCTGCCGTTTCTTTGCTGTTGTTTAGCTTCTTTGTACCCACTAATGCATTTCTTGTAGTATTTTTGATATTAGCAGAGGGTGCAATCCATTACCTTGTAGATTATACTAAAGTAAAATATGGAAGCAAAGATCAAACAAAACCTATCTTCTGGACGCAATTTGGTCTAGATCAATTAGCACACCAAGCAACATACCTGTGGATGGTATGGTATTTGTTAGTTCCTTAATCAGCATTAACCGCTTACATAACTCCGCTATATAACCCTGTAAATACAATACAAGGTCATTCGGAGGAATCAATGAAAAAAACTTTAGCAACCCTTGGGTTGATAGTGATTGTAGCTACAGCACAAGCAGAATTAGTTCAACAATTTAAAGATCCAACATTTAGTGGCCAAGGTTGGGCTAGTCAAGTCCTTACGGTAGAACAGATGCGTAACAGCGCACAAAATGCTGTTGATTCTAAAAAGGCTGCAGATGCCGCTGCTATCGGTGCTGCTGCTGCAAATACTCCACTAGCGAAATTTATGTCATTGTTTACTGGACAAGTTTATAGCCAATTGGCAACTCAACTAACTAACAACTTATTCAAAGAGTGTACCACAGGTGCATGTAGTACCGGCAACTTTATGGTTGCTGACGCACAACAAATCCAATGGACCAAATTAAACGGTCAAGTTACATTAACTGTATACGACGGTAAAACGGTCAACGGTGCATTTGTTGCAAATAAAAGTCCTACACAGACCATCACTGTGCCAATTTCAAGTTTTAGTTTTTAAGGAGCAATAGATGAAATTACTAAAATTAACAACTATTGCCCTAGCACTAGCCGCAATGACAGGCTGTTCTTCAATTCGTCCATGGGGCGAACACATTAGTCTAACTGAAGCGCCAAAAGTTTCAACAACTATTGTTAAAGAGATCAATACACTACCAGCACCTGCAGGTCAAAAAATTGCGGTGGCAGTTTATAGTTTCAAAGATCTTACCGGTCAACGTAAGCCAAGTGTAACATTAAGTTCCTTCAGTACAGCAGTTACACAGGGTGCTGAAAGTTATCTAATCAAGAGTCTACAGGAAGCTGGAAACCGTCAATGGTTCACAGTTGTAGAACGTAGCAATCTAGACAATCTTTTAAAAGAGCGTCAGATGATCAAACAAACTCGTGAAATTTATGAAGGCGCCGAAGCTAAAATGCTTCCGCCACTAACATTAGCAGGTGTTATCCTAGAAGGTGGCGTTATTGATTACAATAGTAACGTGCTAACAGGTGGTACTGGATTTGCTATATTAGGTATCGGTCCATATACTAGCTATACACAAGATCAAGTTGTTATCAGCTTGAGACTGATCAGTGTTCAAACAGGTGAAGTTTTATCATCTGTGACTATTGAAAAGAACTTATTGAGTACACAAGATGGTGCTACTGCAATGAGATTTTACGATCAGGGAACAAAGTCGTTTGAGTTTGATTCAAGCCAGACGTTCAATGAACCTGGAAACTATGCACTTCGTTCGGCAATTGAACAAGGTGTTGTTGAAATGGTGAAGAAGGGTGAGAAGTTAGGATTATGGAAATACAAGGAGGCGTCTAATGAGTTGGTTCAAAGTAAAACCGCGTCCGAAGGGGATACCAAAACACCTACCAAGGCAACGCAGCAGCCCAGCATCAGAAAAGATGCTGGAGGAAACAAAGAAGAAAGTACAGGGATCAGATGATCCAAAAAACAGGAGTAAAAATGAAAACTCTCGGAGAAAACACTATGATTAAAAAACTACTAGCAACACTACTAGCAGGTATATTCGTAGGATCTGTTTATGCACAAACTGCACCCACAGCACCTACACAGGCATCAGCACCTGCTATTACTGATCAATCGACAACACGTTTTGCGGCTGGCGTAACTGCTTCTCGCAATGCTGCTACAACTAACATTATCTATCTAGAGCAGACTGGTAGTGCGCCAACAGTTAGTATCAACCAAGACGGTAATAGCAACCGTGCTGGTAGCGATGCAACTGGCACAATTAACAGTATGAAGTTAGAAGGTGATAGTCAAATTATTACACTTAACCAAACTGGCAACAACAACCTTATTAACACATTACGAGTTAAAGGTGATCAAGCCAATGTTTATTTGTTACAATCGGGCAATAGCAACACAGCTAATGTAAGTGCTGGTCAAACAGTAACCACAACTGGGTCTGCACAAGCTGGCACTAATGCACTGTTAGACTTAAGATTCAGCGGTAATAGCAACACTGCAAACTATACTGGCAATGGATCACAGCTACAGGCTGCTGTTTATGTTACTGGCAATGGTAATACACTTAACCTACGACAAGATAGCACAGCTGGTCAACAGATGTTGATCAACTTAACCGGTAGTGATAATAATACGGTAAATGTATTACAAACTAGCGCAAGCATGAGCAGTTTGGTATTGGCACAGAATGGATCAGGCGGCACAACATTCAATGTTAGCCAAACTGGTACATTCTCTAACGTAGCTAATATCCAAGCAACTGCCGCCGGTGGTAGTTTTAACATCATTCAGAAAAGCCGTTAATAAGGGGCTATTGTGAAAAAATGGGCCATCCTGTTATGGTTAGTTGCTACGGCTGCTGTTGCCGATATTGGTTCAGTTGTTGAACTAAAAGGCACAGCGGTTATTAAACGCGGCAAAGAAACTATTGCAGTAGCCAACGGTACTCCTATCGAAACCAATGATAAAGTAGAAACCAAAAACGGTGTTGTTAATATTCGATTCAAAGACGATACTACCGTTAAGGTCACAGAAAACTCTACTTTAATAATCGATGACTTTGTATACGATCCTAAAAATGCTGCAGGCGGCAAGCTAGGTCTTAAGGCTGCTGCCGGAACTGTACGTTATGTATCTGGTAATATCGCACACAACAATCCCAACAGTGTAAAAATCAATACTCCTACAGCGGCCATTGCTGTACGTGGTACAGACTTTGTTATGGCTGTTGACGAAACTGGCAAAAGTATGATCATGTTGATGCCAACATGTGAAGTTGACCAAAACATTAACCTAAAAGGCTTAACATGTGGTAGTGGTAAAATTGATGTAGATAGTGGATCTACTATAATCCGTTTAGACAAACCATACCAGGCTACTATCGTTGAGACAGCAAGCACTCCCCCAAGCCCTCCTGTAGTTGTTAATTTAAGCAATACACCAATTGGCAATAATCTAATCATCAAACCACCATCGACAATGTCCGGTATTGCCATACAGCAGGCTGCAAAATCAGCTGCTGAAAAGACAGGCGACTCTAAAAAGGATGGTGGGGATAAAGAGAATAAAGAACCTCCAGCAGCAGAAGCCCAAGCATCAGCTGATCAACAAAAAGATAATCAACAAAAGACTGCGGCTGCACAGGCTGCTGAAGATCGAGCCCTATCACTGTTAAATGAACTCAAGAACAAAGGCATTAAGGTTTCGGATAAACCTTATGAAAATGAACACGTTGTTGGAATGTATAAAAACGATAACCCTAATTTAAACCAACTAGGATGGGGATATATGAGTTTGAGTCCTAACGGTAATAACTTTACCGCCATAACTTTAATTAACGACAACAAAGTATTAGTCGTAGTAACACAGGATCGTGTAACAGATGCCTATAACTTTGCAGGTGGTTATAATAAGCCTCAAGGCAGTATCATCATTAACCAGAGCTACAAATAATGAAAAAATTTCTATCATTTATTTTTGCATTAATGATGTGTTTAACTGCACAGGCAACCAGCTTGTCGGATTTAAAATTTGGGCAAGCACAAATAGCAGATAGTCAATGGAATGTCAGTGCCTGTACACAAACAGCAACTTGTCAAATCTATAGTAAGAATCCAGGAACAGTATACAAGATTCCGTGGACTAGTGGAAAATTAACATGGGCTGCAGGTGATTACGTTGCCTTTGCAACCACAGGTAACAGTACTAACCCATTCAATGCTATTCAATACTCTGCCAACGGAGCACAGAAGGCAGTATTGGGTACTGGCCATATTATTAACATGGGCAACGATTATTTCTTCTTTGTGGGCAATGATAATAATACTGGACAGTTGTTTAGTATGACACAAGGATTTTCCAACACTAGCGGTGTATCTTGGACTGGAACATTAAACCCTACCGTAGCACAGGTTAACGCATACGCTGCCAATGGTAGTACAACCCCATTGGCCGCCGGACAGACAGCACAACCATCTGCACCCGCGTCGCCGACTGTAACAGGAACTAGTACAGCTAACGAAGTTGGGTCAAGTAGTTCTACAGGTCCTACAGAAACTACATCTAACACATATCAATGGAGCGGCGGCACATATTCTGTAGTAGGAACTAGCACACCCACAACAATTACAACAACTACTACTCCTGTAACAACTACTACATATAGTGATGGTAGTAAGACTACTTCGAGAGGTACTCCTACAACTACTAGCGACACTACTTGGAACTACACAGTTACTGGACCTACTACTATTCCAGTTAGTCCCAATGCTAGCACAAATAAAAACAGTGTTTACATAACACAAACAAATGCTGGTGCTAGCAATAAAGTAACTACCAATCAAAGTGGGCGTGGCAACTATGAAAGTGTTAGTCTGGGTGGGTCTAACAATATTGTTAGACTGGGACAAGGTTATACATTCAACACTACAGGGGCATCCACAGAATCTGCCAATGCCAGTAACTACAACTTATCGGCTGTAGCAGTATCGGGCAATTTTAACGGAGTAGTCAACTCACAGGTTGGTAATAGTAATAGCGCCATTATTAGTTCTACAGGAACTTATAATTCATTATTAGCTACCCAGACTGGTAACAATAATCAAGTATACAGTACTATAAGTGGAAATAATAATTCTTTATCTTTCGGGCAAACTGGTAATGGCAACATTGCAGCAGCAAACTTATACGGAAACAACAATGTGGCCACCGTATCACAAACTGGCAACAATCACGGGACTGTATTGAGTCTTGTAAATGCAGGTGGAGCTAATACAGTGAGTGTTATTCAAACAGGCGCAGGTGATGCCTACAACCTACAACAAATTTGCACCAATCCAGTTGGATGTAGTGTTTCCGTTATAAGGAACAAATAATGCTTTCCGCAGCAATGCTATCAATTTATTTGTTAGCAGAGCCTCGATGCTTACGGTGGTATTGGGTAGGCAAAGACTATACCCGTGTGTCCATATGCTTAGAGTGGAGCAAGCCCAAAGAGGATAAGGACAAGAAAAAATGATTGATCCCGTTAGTATCAGTTTAGCATTTGCAGCAGCCAGGAGCGCAGTAGATGGCATTAAGAAAGCTCAAGCACTAGGTAAAGATATCTCGCAATTATACAATGATTTCAGTAAGTTCTTTAGTTCTAGTGATGAGGTACATACTGCAAATGCCAAATTGCGTATAGAAAGTGCTAACAGGTCCGATTCAGATGTTCGAGGTCTAGCATTTCAGGTAGCAATGGCTTCTAAGAAACTTCGAGAAGACGAAAGGGCACTAAAAAATATACTGATTTATTCCGGTAATGGAGATGTCTGGGAAGATATGATGAAAGAACGTATTCGTATCTACAAAGAGCGTGCCGCTGCTGCTGTTGAAATAGAAAGACAGAAGCGTATCAAGCGAGAAGAACTAGCAAAAGTTGTGGAAGTATTCCTATACTTTGTAGGCGGTGTTGCTGTTCTAATTCCTGTTGTTGCACTATCCTGGGTATTCTTTACCCGCTTTATGGGTTAATGTTAAATACAATGATAATAGGTGTATACACCCTGGAGAAGAAATGAAGAAAATATTATTATCACCGTGGCTGGCTGTAGTGACACTGGCCTTAATGTTAGGCATTAGACTTGCCGATCCTAGTTTTGTGGAGTCAGTTAGACTCCGTTATTTTGACCAGTTAGTCACCGCACAGCCGGCAGAAATCATTCCCGTAAACACAGTTAACATAGATGAAGAGGCGTTAGAAAAATATGGACAATTCCCGTTCCCAAGGGCAACCTATGGGGCTATTATTAAAGACCTTTACGACCGTGGCGCTGGCCTTGTCGTGTTTAATATTCTTATGCCAGAGCCAGACCGATTTGGTCAAGATGGCCAACTGGCTAGGGTACTCGGTCAGTTGCCCGTGGTCCTGCCTGAACTAGGTGGAGCCAAGGATAAGAACATACCTTCCAAGAGTGTTGCCCAAGTAGTAGGTGCAGATCCGGGTGGTGCTATAGTAGAGTATCCTGGTATCATTGCCAACGTGCCAGCAGTTGAACAAGCTGCCGCAGGTGTTGGAGTTGTTAATACATTCCCAGAGGTTGATGGTGTTGTTCGCCGTATGCCTTTGGTCATTATGAGTGATAACATCATTCATCCTAGCCTAGCATTGGAGACATTGCGTGTTGCAGCCAAGGATCCCAAGTTCCAAATTAAGATTGGAGACATGGGTGTAGAAGCTCTACGTGTTCCTAAATTTGGAAAAGTTGAAACAGATGCATTAAGCCGTGTATGGATTGATTGGAGCAGGACTCCGCAAGAATACAGTCTAGCTAAACTACCACAAACCTTTAACGGTGAAGTTGTTGTTGTTGGGTTAAGTGCTGCTGGGCTTGTTAATCCCGTTGCTACTGCTCGAGGCGAGGTATGGCCCCAATATATGCAGGCTACTTTGTTGGGCACGTTAATGAGCGGAACATCTATCAAGAGACCGGAGTGGGCCGATGATGCAGAGATCTTTGCCGTTCTTGTAGCAGGACTGTTGGTATTATTTTTATCAAGGTGGACTTATGCTTTTCTTCCTATTATTATCTTTCTCGGTGCTAGTCACTTTGCTGTATCATACCTATACGAAACTTCCAGAATCTTATTGGACGCCACTTGGTTTATTGTTGCTACTAGTTTGGTATACATTCATGCATATAGTGTCAAATTTGTAAGCGAATACTTACAAAAGTCTGCAATCAAAAAACAGTTTGGATCATATGTCAATCCTGTTATTGTAGAACGTCTACAGAAAGATCCTAGCTTTATTAAACTAGGCGGTGAAAAGAAAGAGCTTACTATTATAATGAGCGACATGCGTAACTTCACAGGCCTAGGTGAGACCTACGGCGAGGATGTTGTAGCATTTACCAATACAATGAATCGTTACATGACTGCTATTTCTGAACCTATTCTACGCAACAACGGTTGTTTGATCAAGTTCATTGGTGATGCATCATTGCACGTTCATGGTGCTCCTATTCAAGAAGAACAAGATCCTGATCATGCCCATGCTGCTGTTCGTACTGGATTGGAAATGATTCATGCTGTTGACTTGTTCAACATTGAGTTAGAAGAAGAAGGCAAACCACGTGTGGGTATGGGACTAGGTATTAATACTGGGCAAACTCTAATTGGTAATATTGGCAGTAAGGACCGCTTTGGTTATGACGTACTAGGTGACAGTGTCAGCTTAACTGCACGATTAGAAAGCCAAACAAAGAATTACGGACAAAAGATCATTATTAGTGAAAGCACAGAGCAACGTGTTAGCGATATATACTTTACAATACCTCTGGACTGTATTGCAGTTAAAGGTAAGACAGTTGGTGTTAATATCTTTACAGTGAATTACATGCCAGATGAGACTGTAGCAGAAGCATGGAACAGTGCTAGAGAACAACATGAGCTTATGTTACAATACTATCGCGAACAGGATTGGGATAAAGCTATCACGCTATGTAAAGAACTTACAGGTAGCTTTGATGGCAATATGGATCACTACTATGAACTGTGGATTGATCGCATTGCCGATATGCGTAACAAAGACTTACCTAGTGACTGGGACGGAACCTTCAGAGCTACTTCGAAATAAAGTATTAACAAAGTCTAGTAGTAGGGTATGGTGAGCGCCATTGTGATATTGTCCGATAAGCTGCGGATAACTATCATACCAAAACTTCTCACTCTCTGGGTGGCAACCTATTAATCCTAATCTATTTTGAATGATAGCCATAGGCTCACCATTTGAGTATGTAGCATAGGTTTCATACTTGCCCGAGCCCACAAATGTACATCCATCATTAAAGAACATCTTATCCTCTACTCCTTGCCAAGTCACTGGCATATTTTTAGTATGTGGACGACGAGTGCAGGCTGTGGGTCTTTTGTAGTATTGGACAGCATCAACACCTTCTAACAGTTTAAAGTAATTTTTACCTGCCCAGTAAGCTCCCATACATATACCAAGGTAATAGCCACCGCTGTTTATAAAGTTGGTAATGGGCTTACTGTTGATCTTCATTAGATAGTCATAGCTATCAGAGTTGCCAAAGCCCCCGGGAAAGGCTAGCATATCAACATCATCAAAGAAGCTGTCTTCTAACTCGTGTTTGGTAAAAATTTTAAAATTGTAATGGGATTGTAATGCGTTAATGATCCCATTTCCCGACTGTATGCTACACATTGGTTGGTGTAAGAACAGGGCAATAGTTTTTTTCATTAGTCGTCGCCTGCTGTTTCTTTAATTTCTTTAGCGGACGCTTTACGCTTGCCGATTGGAATATCGGTATCATCTTTCTTTTTAGTAGTATTGATATCTTTTTCAGCCTCAATACGTTCACGTTCGATAGTCTTGCCACGCAGCTCCATAACAGTTTCTACTTTTTGGTTAAGTCGTATAAGGTCATTATCAAGCATACGAATACGATCAATAAGAGCAATAAGTGTTCCATTAGCTTGTCCTATAACGGGTTTAATTTCTGTGGTCACCCAGGTCCATACGTAGAATACTCCGTAGCCCATCCCAGCCGCCGCCACAATTGGAAAACCATATCTGTTTATTAGATCTGCAATACTGTCCATTAGTCTTTCCTTTGGCTTGCTTGGTCCGCTCTACTTAATCTATCGTAGTCAGGTTGTAGGCCCAATGCATGGCTTACTTTAACATCAATACGGACCAACTGATTAGTCATAGTGTCAACACGAGCATCCAAGCCTTTGATAATGCCGCCCATACCATTTACACTGCTAGTCACACCAGCTAGAATAAACTTCAGGGTTAGGAAAACAAAGTAGCCCGCAGCCATTGCTCCTGCAATTGGGAAGCCTAACTCTGCTACTAATTTAAAAAATTCACCCATTTTGTTCTCCTCAAGTGTATTTACTGGGCATATAACAATAGAAATATACGCACATAACTTGACAAGTATTAAATATCCTGTATAATATATACAACTGCCCATAGTTAAATGGATATAACAAGGACCTTCTAAGTCTTAATTCCAAGTTCAATTCTTGGTGGGCGGACCAAACAAAATAACAACAAATATGAAAATTTTTATTACAGGGATTGCAGGATTTTTAGGCAGTCATTTAGCTGACAGAATGTTAGCACTAGGACATGAAGTTGTAGGCAATGATACTCTAATTGGAGGCTATCTAGATAATGTACCAAAGAGAGTTGAATTCCATCAAGCTGATTGTTGCGATATTGATGCAATGGCTAAAATCATTGCAGGATGCGATGTTGTATTCCATACCGCAGCCACCGCACACGAAGGACTTAGTATCTTTAGTCCTAACTTTATTACTAAGAATAATTTCCAAGCCAGTGTAGCTACTATCAGCGCTTCTATTCAAAATAAAGTAAAACGGTTTGTCTATTGCTCAAGTATGGCACGTTTTGGTAATCAAGAATACCCCTACAAAGAAACACAAATTCCACACCCGGTTGATCCGTATGCTATTGCCAAAGTGGCAAGCGAAGATGTTCTGAAGAGTATTGCAGAGATGAATAATATGGAATGGATAGTTGCTATTCCACATAACATTGTCGGACCAAGGCAACGATATGACGATCCATTCCGTAATGTAATGAGCATCTTTATTAATCGTATTTTACAAGGTAAAGCTCCTATTGTCTATGGTGATGGTGGTCAGATGAGATGTTTTAGCTTTATTAACGATTGTGTGTACTGTTTAGAAAAACTAGCATTAGATCCCAACATTAAAAACGATACCTTTAACATTGGTCCAGACGAAGAATTTGTATCCATTAAAGATTTAGCTGAACTTATTTGTGATGAGATGAACTTTCCTAAAGATCAAATTATCTATCTTCCGGCTCGCCCTAAAGAAATTCGTTATGCAACTTGCGATGCTACTAAAGCAAGAGAGCAATTAGGGTATAAAACAACTACAACATTAATCGAAGGTATTCGCAGTACAATTGATTACATTAAGTCACGCGGCGCAAGACCTTTTGACTACAGCTATCCTTTGGAAATCATTAATGATCAAACTCCAAAGACATGGTCTGAAAGAATAATGTAATGGGTAGAAAACTAACAATAATATTGAGAACGTGTGGCAAGGTATTTGCCCAACACGGCGGCAGATACATTAATAAAACCAAACCTGAAATTATTAATGTATGTGTTAGCAGTTTGGTTAACAGTATCAATCAGGTTGAAGGTCACGATGTAGAACTATTTGTATTGGACGACCATAGCGATCCCACCTGCATAGCAGACATTAATACTATAATAAATCGGTGTGGCGTTCCAGTGACCTTTATACCCGTCAAGGGCGGCACGGGCAATGCTTATACTATGTCAAAGGTATATGAATTAGTAGAACAAAAATGTTCCGACCTTTGGTATCACGTAGAGGACGATTATATACACAAGCCCGAAACAATCCAAGACATGATTGATACTGTTGACCAATTTGAAAGCAATACTGGACAAATGGTTGCGATGAATCCACATGATGACATATGGCGTTATGTTAGTGAGATTTACGAAAGCATCTTGTTGTTAGGACCATATCGTCATTATAGAACAGTCAAGCATACTACCTACACCTGTTTAGCTAGCCGAGCAATTTACGACAAGTACCTTAATCACTTTCAGGATGTCGTTACACTTACTGCACAGAACGCAGCTTGGGTTGAGAACAAATCAATTAATCTAGTTTGGAACAAACCAGATGTCATGCTATTCAGTCCTATTCCCGGACTTGCATTTCACATCATGGAATCGTCTGGCAAAGACCCTTACCTAGACTTTGATGCATTGTGGGACAGTGTTCCGGAGTTGTGGAAGTGAGTAAAGACATCTCTTTGGTCATTGTAGATACCGCTAGTCATACGCTGGCCAAGTTTGCTATTGAACAAACACTAAAGACTATAGATTGTAAAGAAGTATTGGTGTTTAGCGACCGAGAGATCATCCAAGGTGCTAAACACATTCCCATTAGGCCCAATATCAATCTACACGACTACAGTGAGATTATGATCAAGCACCTTTGGCTGCATGTAGAAACTGAACATGCATTGGTCATACAATGGGATGCTATGGCTGTCAATCAGGAACTATGGACTGACGATTTCCTAAAGTACGACTACATTGGTGCAATCTGGCCTTGGCCTCAACAGGGTATTGTAATGGGTAATGGTGGGTTTAGTTTGCGCTCAAGAAAGCTGATTGAGGCACTCCGGGATCAGCGTGTTCAGCTAGGTGGCTTTGCAGGACATAACGAAGACATTGCCATCTGTGTAGATCATAGAAAACTGTTGCAAGAAGAATATGGAATAGAGTATGCTCCGGTTGATCTAGCTAGACAGTTTGCCACTGAGAATGAATGGTTAGGTCCAACATTTGGATTCCATGGTCCGTGGAACATACCTAGATTTTTTAAAGAATCTGACATTAGATATGTCATAGAGAATCTTCCAACTCGCTTTTGGAAAGATCACAGCAAGGTAAATGCATTTGCCAACACATTACAAGAACAAGGTTTCAATAATCTATTGGGCCTATGCTCTGAAAAATTAAATAGCATAGAGTAAATTAAATGATTGATATAGAAACATTAGATAGCGCATGGAAAGGCCACAGATACTTTGCCAACTGGCTAGTGGAGCAATTACAACCTAAAGTTATTGTTGACCTAGGAGTAGACTACGGGTATAGTCTATTCTGCCTAGCGGAACCAGATATTGGCACAGTATACGGTATTGATTCATTTGAAGGCGACGAACATGCCGGACATCATCCGGATGCTTATGAAGTTGTAAAAAATGTTATAAAAGAAAATCAATATAATAACATAGAACTAATCAAAGGGTTTTTTGACGATGTGGCACTAGGCTGGTCCACTCCTATTGATATTTTACACATTGATGGATTACATACATATGATGCCGTAAAGAATGATTACAAAACTTGGTCAAAGTTCCTATCAGGACCCAATGCAGTTATTATTATGCACGATGTTGCACTGTTCCCCGAGACCATGGCAGTGTTTGAAGAAATTCCAATGTATAAAGTATTTTTTACTCACTCGGCAGGGTTAGGTGTTCTTTCACACAATGAAAAGTTTATTGATTTTGTAAAAGAAACATTTACAACCAACTAACATGAAACTAAAAATATTTTATCAGGTTACTAATTTGCCGGGCTGGGAAGTGTTAGTAACTGAACGTATTGATAAATTAACATCTAGTGGATTACTAGATAATGCAGAACTGTATGTGTATCTTCATTATGATCCAGAATCTTATAACGATTTAATAAAATCACAATCACATCCAAATATTCATTGGGTGCATTGTGATGCAACAAAAGAAGAATACGAACATCCTACTGCAATACTAATGCAAACTCATGCGGTAGATGCCGATGAACCATTCTACGCATTGTATCTACATCAAAAGGGTATAACAGCCGTAGGTACTGATGCAGAGCAAAAAATGGCTCATTGGCGATGGTTAATGGACTATTGGTGCATTGAAAATTGGCAGTCATGCATCTACCAATTAGATAACGGATATAACATTGTTGGTTGTAATTTGTTGTATGATCCAGTTGTTCATTTTAGCGGTAATCAATACTGGGCTAAATCTGAATTTATTGCCAGCTGGCCTAAAATACAATTACCAAGTACAGTAAGATTTTATCCTCAAATTATTTCACCTATGAATTTTTATAGGTACGATATTGAATTTTGGTATGGTAGACAATCAAACTTAAACCCGTATTCTTTGTTTGATAGTAATGTAGATCATTACCAGCAAGAATTCCCTCCCGAACTTTATAGAATGGATATTATTAAATGAAAATATATGACTGCTCACTGTTCAGAAATGAACTAGACCTATTGGAACTACGACTACGTGAACTTTATGATCATGTTGATCACTTTGTTATTGTAGAAGCTACGCATACATTCCAATGTGAACCAAAAGATCTTGTTCTTAAAAATAACTGGGAACGATTTGCACAATGGCATGATAAAATGATCTATGTTGTTGTTGATGACATGCCCAATACAGGTCCATGGGACAACGACCACCATCAACGTAATGCTATTGTCCGAGGCCTAGTTAGTGCAGAAGATGACGATATTGTTATTGTATGTGACTGTGATGAAATCCTACGCCCAGAAATTATGGATGACATTAGAGCAAACCCTCGAGACCTATACGGATTCAGAACTCCTTATTTTAACTTCAAGTTCAATTACATGTTAGTTGACAACCACGAAAGCTATTGTGTTTGGATCACAGGCGGTCGTAAGAAGTTTGTCATTAAGCCAGAAGATTTCAGAGCACAACGATTCGGATTAAATAATCTCGAGTATGAGTACGATGATGGCCGAATTAAAATGTACGAACACGCAGGTTGGCATTTTACCTACATGGGCGATACTGAATGGGTTAAAACTAAACTCAAGGAGTCTTCACACGCTGAACTAAACAAGGAAGAAATATTGGCACAGATCAACGTTGACGAGATGATGGAAAAGGGTGTGGGATTCAATCCACTAGATAGCCGTCCGTTTGTCAAAGTTGCATTAGACGATTACTTCCCCAAAACAATTCTAGAAAATCAAGACAAATACAAAGACTATATTGTCACTGGTGAGTTAGAATCAATTAACGAATACCTATAACATAAAGGAAAAATATAATGGATCATTTTTTTGAAACAATTGAGGGCTGGTTTCAGTTCCACAATATCTACAACAGAGCAGTTGCAGAAGCAGTTGACGGATCTCACTTTGTTGAAGTTGGTGCATGGAAAGGTAAAAGTTCAGCATATCTAGCTACAACAATTGTTAACAGTGGCAAACAAATTAAATTTGATGTAGTAGATACATGGCGTGGTTCGGATGAAGTGTATCATTGTACTGATCCTATGGTTATTGCTGATACATTATACGAACACTTTCTAAGTAATATGAAACCTGTCGAAGGGTATTATACACCAAAAAGAACCACTAGTTTAGAAGCTGCCGCTGAATATGCAGATAACAGCTTAGATATGGTTCTATTGGATGCTAGCCATGATTATGAAAATGTTAAAGCAGATATTTTGGCTTGGTTACCTAAAGTTAAGTCCGGCGGAGTTCTAGCAGGGGACGACTATCAAAGAGACTTTCCCGGAGTAATGAAAGCCGCTGACGAACAATTTCCGGGTTGCCAAATTGAAAATGGCTGCTGGATTTATAAAAAACCATGAGTGAATTAACTTTAGTTTGGCAACGTGCTAGAGATAGTGTCTGGGAAGATGAATGGGTCGAATACCTGTTGAAACAGTAAAAACAATCACACATGATCTGTGTTCTGCACCAACTGAAGAATTATTAAGAAATCTTATACATAAAATAAAAGGAAAAATATAATGGATCACTTTTATCACACAATCGAGGGATGGTTTAACTACATCTCAATCTACACCTATGCTGTAGAAAATGCAGATGAAGGCGACCACTTTGTTGAAGTAGGGGCATGGAAAGGCAAGAGCACTTCTTACCTTGCTGTGGCAATTGCCAACAGCGGTAAGAATATTAAATTCGATGTTGTTGATACATGGGCGGGATCTCTAGAACATCAGAATGACGAAATGGTTCAACAAGACCAACTATATAATCATTTCATCGACAATATGAAATCAGTTGAAGGATATTATAATCCTAAACGCATGACCAGTTTGGAAGCGGCAGCTTCATACGAAGACAACAGTCTAGACTTTGTCATGTTAGATGCTAGCCACGAATACAAAGATGTAAAGGCAGATATTCTAGCGTGGATGCCAAAAGTTAAATCCGGTGGTATACTATCTGGTGACGATTATCACCACACATGGCCCGGTGTTATGCAAGCTGTTCAAGAACTAGTTCCAGATGCACAGATAGTTGACGGTGTTACTTGGGCATTTCAGAAAGATTAACATGCAAGAACTTACAATTGTTTGGCAACGTGCTAGAAGTAGTGTTTGGGAAGATGAATGGGTTGAATACTTGTTCCAAGATATTCCACATCGCACAGTTGAAAATCTAGATCACACACAGTTTATTGACAACAGTGTAATTGTTGATGCAATTTGCTGGGCACCGTATCATAATGAATATGTTGCAGAAATGACTCGTCGTGGTTTAAACTTTGGCATGGTGCATTTAACAGATGAATCTACTGCTGACGACATTTCTAGTTACAAAGATTGCAAGTTTGTATTAAGAAACTACTACCGCAATTCAGTGCCCAATAATGTCATGCACATTCCGCTAGGTTACAATACGGGATTCACTGCACATACTGAAAATCCACCAGCCGATCAACGTAAGTTTATATGGGCCTGCGTGGGAGCACGATGGGATCAAAATAGGAATAACATGGCACAGGCTATGAGTTCTATACCTAATGGTAATTTATATGTTGCAGGGCATCATGGTCCTAGACTAACTCCTGCCGAAATGAGCAAAATGTATAGGGACAGTATGTTTGTTCCTTGTCCTCGTGGTGCTATCATCATGGATAACTTCCGTGTAACAGAAGCTCTAGAAGCAGGATGTATCCCTATAGTTGAGCGCAGTGACTATTGGGCAAACATGCATGGTTTAGATTTTCCTGCTATACAGATTGACAACTGGGCATTGGTTCCTACGCTAGTACATCAATACATACAAGATCCTGTGGGACTTGACCAGTTGAGAAATAGGTGTTACAATTGGTGGACTGCTAGAAAACAGCTGGTAACAAAAAATGTAACAGAATTAGTTACAAAAACAATGTTTCCAAATTTGCAAATAGTGGTTGACAGGTGAGGTAAATACCTGTACAATGGAGTTAAGTTAGCAAGCATTGTAGGCAACTAGACAAAATACTTTAAAATATTTTGCCAAAATTGCAAAAAGTGGTTGACAACGAGACTAAATAAATGTATAATTAACACATAGACAGCAATGGTGCTGTCGATGTAAACAAAGGTTTAAAGAGAAAACAAAATGCAATCGCAACAAAGACAACATTTTAATACGATAGCCAAACAGGTTGGATGCATGTCCGCCGGCTGGTTAGCGATTAATAGTCTGTCAAGTTATGATCGCACACCGGAGATTAACTCGGGGTCCCAGGAGACCAAAGTGTAACTAGATTACATTTTAACTTCCAAGGACCCCAGGATTAAGAACCCTGGGGTTTTTTGTTTTCCGATTAAGAAAATGGACGATAAAAAGATCAAAGAAGTGAATTGGCTTAAACAGCACACTCTAACCCCCGAACAACTTAAACAGTTGTTCGAGAACAAGTTAGCAAGAGCTGCTCAAAGTTATGAAGCTATGAGAAAGCGAGAGATACTCTGCGGAGGTCGTTAACATCGCAAACTGTGTTATGAGGAAACGAGGTCCTCGCTAGGCAGTATAAACATCTAGCAAACGGGCGGCGACTAGGATGGAATCCCTCTTGTGGGACTAAAAATTAGATCGTATTAAAGTGTTCTTCATTCACCTTACGACGGTGTCTAAACGCATAGCGGTAGAGCATTTTAATACACACATTCGTTCCGAGTACATAGTACAGAGAGGCAGAAAGATAAACTGCTAGAGTGTGTTTTGGATCATGTTCCCAACGGCGGTCTGTAAAATCGTTGCCATAATATTGTTGGGTGGCTGGCAGTTAGGTTCAATTCCTTCATGATCCACCAAATTACATCGCGGTTGACTTCTGGGCTAGGTCACTACCCTTTCAAGGTGGCTAGGCGGGTTCGATTCCCGTCCGCGATACCAATTTGCCGTTGTAGTCCTCTGGGTAGGGCACCTGATTGTCTATCAGATTTAGGCGGGTTCGATTCCCGTCGACGGCGCCAATTTTAGGCTCGATCGTATAAAGGTCATTACTTCGGATTGTCTATCCGATTATCGGAGTTCGATTCCCCGTCGAGTCGCCAAATAATGGAAAGTGATGCAGGGGAGTTGGTTCCCCGACCAGTCTTGAAAACTGGGTCCTTGTGAAGAACAGGGTGGGGTTCGACTCCTCCGCTTTCCACCAAATAACTTGACATTCTACTTAACTCGTGTATAATTATATATGCGACTGTGAGTGGAATATGGAAGACCTCCCGCTATGCTCATAGCATAGACAGGGGACGGGGCGAAGACATAGTCATAGCCTTTGTAGGTTCAAGACCTACCAGTCGTAACAGTTTTAGGAAACGTGGCCGAGTGGCCGAAGGCAGCTCCTTGCTAAGGAGTCGACTCCGAAAGGGGTCCGTGAGTTCGAATCTCACCGTTTCCACCAATTTATATCTCCTTAGTGTCAGCGGCAGCACAGTGATCTCCAAAATCACCGGGGTTCGTTCAAATCGAACAGGGGATGCCAATTTTATCTCTCTTTCGGTTAGCGGCTATGCCACCTCGTTTGGGGCGAGGATTTCGTGGGTTCGAGTCCCACAGGAGAGACCAGTTTTAGGATCAGTTCAGCAAACTTAAACAACTTTCTTTTATCCAGAAACTAAAAAGTTGATCCTGTTTTATTATAGTGCGGTGGCCGAGTGGTCCAAGGCAACTGATTGCAAACCAGTAAAACCGCCAGTTCAAATCTGGCCCGCACTTCCAATTTTATCGCCATAGTATAATGAATAATACACTACGCTACGAACGTGGGAATAGAGGTTTGATTCCTTTTGGCGGTACCAATATAATGCTGCTTTGGCCGAATGGTTAGGCACCGTCTTGATAAGGCGGCTCGAAAGAGAACATAGGTTCAATTCCTATAGGCAGCACCAGTTTTTAGGATGCGTTCAGCAACTTATACAATTGAACTTTTAATTCAAAAATAAGCATCCTGTTTTATTTGTTGGGGTATAGCTTAGTTTGGCCTAAAGCACTAGTCTTTGAAATTAGTATCATCGGTTCGAATCCGATTACCCCTGCCACTTATTTGTAAGTATATTCAAAATGCCTATTATTTGGTACCATAGGTATTGCTACAAGATGACATCTACTCTGCATTTGATGAGAAGCGTTCCATCCTATTGCAATACTAGATACTCCATGGAGATATACTCCGGTAGCCATTTGAAATATATTGCCATTCACTGGCATATATTCTGCATTGATTTTTATGTCTTTCTTGGTTTCTCTGGGATCAAATCCATATTGCCAAGTAAATTCATCTTTAGTCCAGACTATAAAATGTCCAGGATTAGTCCATAAGGTTAAATGATATCGATATTGTGAGACATCGTCCCATTCATCTCGATGCCAATATAATCCTTTTTGATCCGCTTTGTTATGTAAACGAAGCCGAACAGGACCTAGCTCTTGTGTTAGTTTTTTAAACAGCTCTTCAATATATGTTCCTGCTAGTTCAGGTTGCAGAGTATGGAGATCACCGTCTGCTACATCATTTCGTTCTTGGAACTTTCTTCCGGAAAATGACCATAGACGATCTTCAATAGAGTTTGACAATCCAGGATTGTATGTTAGGTTTAAGTAACCTTGGTTATCGTGTAACTTTGAATCTACAAACTGACCATGTGTTAATTTGTTATTTCTTTGCCATGTATCCCAGTTACAACCAGATAACTGAAATAAATTTCGGATATCATTGATAACTTTAGGAATGTCCCATTGTCCTAGATTATCAACTTTCTGTAGGAAAGGAATATTATTCATGCACTTATTTATGGTGTTAGTAGTGTAGTGGTAACATAGCTGACTGTGAATCAGTTGACCAGGGTTCGATTCCCGCTTTCACCCCAATCAATGCCAAGATAGCTCAGTTGGTAGAGCACCTGTCTGAAGAATAGGGTGTGGTCGGTTCGATTCCGACTCTTGGTACCAAAAAAACAGTTGACAACTACTGCAAAAGGTTGTATACTTTAAACTTAAACACAAAAGAGGAAACGATATGAAACGTGCTAAACGTTAGTGTCGCTCTAGATCCCGTATTGGTCTAGGGTTGGCACATTAAATCAATTTAATACAACTAACCCTTTGTGGCGCAATGGTAGCGCAACGGACTCTTAATCCGCTGGTTGGCAGTTCAAGTCTGCCCGGAGGGACCAATACGGGATTGCTAGTTTAACGGTTAAAACATCTCCCTTTTAAGGAGTAAGACTCAGGGTTCGATTCCCTGGCAATCCACCATATAAAAGACAATTGACAGTGAACACAGGCACAAGGGCCCTTGTAGTCTAGTAACTGGCAGTTAACAATGCCAAGTAGAAAGGAAAGGTTTTCGCGACCAACGCCGTGCCAGCAACATTGTTTTCGCAGTTGTCTTCTATATGGTACTGTAGGACAATGGTAGTCTTCCTCCTTCATACGGAGAGTGTTAGTGGTTCGAG